CAATCGCAGGTACTTCTGCTTCGTTCCCTGTTAGCAGTAACAACAGGAGTTCCATCACCGGATAGAGCTATAGATTCTTGATTGATAAGACCATTCTCAACTGATTTATCAAGGAAGTTGAGTTTAAATATTTCGAACAAGGATTGGTATGCTTGTTCAGTTGTAGGCGGATTAAGTTCAAGGGATTCCAGCAATTCATCGACTGTGACTTTTTCAATGGAATCAGCTTTAACGCCTTTCTTAGAAGGCTTCTTAACCTTAGCTTTAGGTAAACGTTCATGGTCAGATAGGTTATCTGAATCAGAGTCCCAAAGACGGTTAATAAAATCATAGAATGTACCAACCCCTGGAGTATCTCCAGGAGTAAAACCACTTAGGATAGCATAAAGAGGATTGATCTTTAATTGAGCAGCCCAGTCAGTATAAGAAATAACTTTGAACTCAAGAGCTACAAGCATAGAGCGAAGCATACAAGAGGGAAGTCTTGGTTCGGGACCAAAGACAGAGTATTTACATTTCATTTGCTCATCAACTTTGGATAAGTCGAGGTGCCAGAAATGGTCAATGATAGTCCAAGTAGAAACAGGTAAAGCATTAGGATCTGGATAGTATTCAAGAAACAGAGAATGAACATGATTCTGGTAAGCGGAATGTCCGCCGGGATTAAATGGTAACATATGAAACACTCCTTTCAAAAGAACACTTCCGGTTGCACCGGAGCGAAATTACCTATTAATTAATAGGCGCGAAGCGCCGCAAATTTTTGACGGTTTGTCAAGTGTTTTTTTTGAAAAAAGTGGGTGATTTAATAAAAAAAGAATCTCAAAAGCCTTATATTTCAAAGGCTCAGAGATTCCGAGAGTATATAAAATAAAAGGGAGGTAAAAAAATATGACAAATAATATCTATTTAAAAAATATAATTATACCGGACTTTGTAACAACCGAACCCGGCACAATTTACGAGGGTTGGAGAGGCGGCAACGCGAAAAAATGGCGCGATAATAAAGAGCTTAAAAGCCTTATATTAGCAGACCTTAAAAAATGCGGTATTAAAGCATCAATTAGATTCAACAACGGCGGATATTTAACCGCGTTAACATTAACAATAACAATAAATCCAGACCATATAAAAGACTTTAAAACCTGGAAAATGGAAAATTTTAAAATAGATTTTTACGGCTGGAACTATTACACAAACGACGCCGGAAAAATAGAATATATTTACGGCGACGCCATAAACACAAATAACGCCGATTTGCTGGAAAATATCGCAAAAACTGAATACAAAATGACAGTTGAAAACTTGACTACCTGCGGCACCTATAGCAAAAAAATAAAAGACATTTTAACAAACGACGGCAACGCAATAATAGAAGCCGCAACAAGTATTTTAAATAGTTATAACAGTGATAACAGCAACGCGCAAATAGATTATTTCGACCGCGCTTTTTATGATCATATAGCAATTAAAATTAAATAATAGGGAGGGCGTAAAAATGGCAATTGAATTATATAAAGAGTTTATAGACTTAGATTTTAATGACTATAACGAAACCTTAAGCGATGACATAAATTTTATACAATCATTAATTGATTGTTACGGCATACAGGACGCGCGGCAGATATTAAAATATTATTTTGAATAGGGGGGCGTTGCAATGAAAACAATAATAATTATTATGGTTTGTTGCTGGATCTTTTATAAAACCGGCGCCGCCGGGCGTTTTCTGGAATTATTCAAAATAAGATCAGGCGCACCACCCGACACGACCGCACAAGAGGCGCCGCCCACGCGGCAACAGCTAGAAGCCCACGCAATTTATATATTAGAGTCGCGGGGGCTGTCAACAAACAATGTAAAGTATATGACAGATAAATTGTTAATTGAAATAATTCAAGAATTTTATACAGGCCGTTAACAGTTTAACATTATAACGCCGGTGCAAATCCGGCGGCGGTTTTTTCCTAAATATGATATAATAAAATAATCGGAGGTGCTAAAAATGGAAAAAAAGGAATACAAAAAAATTATAAATGATTATATTGAAACTGAATATTTCGATATAGTTTTTGAACTCACAGCAACCGACACCGCGACAATTGACACCGTCGCCGAACAACTAACCGACGACATAGCAGCAATTATTAACATCGAAACCGACGAGGACCGCGACGCCCTTGTTACTGCAATATATGAAACGCTGCGAAATGATCACGCCGACGAAATCCAGCGCGGGGAAAACTACAACAAAAAATAATTGAATTATTAATCGCTTAAATGATGCAGGCCGGCCCCGTACCGGCCTTTTTATATAATATCAAACGTTTAAAGGGCTTTAAAGCCCTTTTTATATTGTCATAGTATAAAACGCCACTAAACCAGGAAAACGCGAAAATAGCCCTTTTATAGCCTTATATGACGCATATAATACACCCCGCCGCTGCAGCTGCAGCGCGCCCGGCCGTTTTTAAATGATCCGGGGGTTATTCGTGCGCACTTTTATATTATGACGCGTTTAAAGCCATTTTAAGGCGTTTTTATTGTTTACCCTTATATTATATAGGCTAAGGGTATAAAATCGATTTACAAGCCTTCTAGACACGTTAAAACACTATACACTACCGGCATATTATACCAGGCCAAACAAGAAAACATCCGAAACGGGGCCAAAAATTTTATCACTTTAACGCGTTGAATCTTTAAAGTCCGTTCAGTCTAACAGTTTCGACCATTCATTTTTTTAGGGGTGTGTGTGTCATTTTTGAAAATCCAGAACAACGCATAATCCTTGACAGGGGTGATTTTTGAAAAGGAAAAAATTTTTTAAAAATTTTTGGTGTGTGTGTGTCGTAAATTTAACATTTTAAATTCACAATTACCCCTTGACAGGGGGCTATTTTAAATGGTATAGTGTTTACAAGGTAAATATAATAAACACAAGGAGGTATAAAAAATGGCAAATTATATGTACGCACGCGTTTCAACTGTAACGCAGAACGAAGCAAGGCAGCTTGAGGATCTAAAAGCAAACAATATTCCTGAGGAAAACCTTTTTATAGACAAACAATCTGGAAAAGACTTTGACCGTACTGAATATCAGAGAATGCTCCAAACAATTAAAGAAGGTGATGTTATCTACTTCCATTCTATTGATCGTATGGGCCGCAATTATGATGACATTATTGAAAATTGGAGATATATTACCAAAGATCTTAAGGCTGATATTGTTATCCTAGATATGCCGCTATTGGATACAACTAAACATAACGATGATCTGACCGGAAAACTTATTGGCGATATAGTTCTACAGCTACTCTCCTACGTTGCTCAGAAAGAACGCGAAATGATGCTTCAAAGACAAAAAGAAGGCATCGCGCTTGCTAAAGCTGCTGGAAAATATAAGAAAAAAGAAATAGATATGGAACAATTAAAAAAACTTGCAAAGGATGTTGATTCAGGTATGCTGACAGTTACAACCGCATCCGAGGAACTTGGCATTACCCGCAAGACCTGGTACAGACTTAGAGAGCAAAAAAACATTTAGTGTATGTGTCAAAAACAAAAATCCCCTTGTCGGCAGTTTCGCTGACAGGGGGGAAATTTTTCCCTTTCGGAAGGTGATATTTTCAGTTTTGATGATAAACTACGCAGATGCATCTTGTTAATGTACCGTATTTTTTTCACACACAACGAATACTCTCAACAGAGAATATTTAAATACTTTTAGCCTATAAATAACCACTGTGTAAAATGAATTTTCTGTATCGACTTGCAATAGGCAAAAAAATAAGAGCATTACGCTCCAATAACATTTATGAGAGATACCACTACTCTTTTTCCTCTCATAGATTTGATTACTCTTTTGATTACTCTAAGTTACTTACGTGTCGCAAGCCCTTTATTTTAGCCATTTTTCAAGTGCGGGAGATGGGACTTGAAAACTTGGTAAATCCCCAACCCCCTTATAAATAGGGCATTCTACATGATTACCCTTTGTTACTTTTGATTACCTTTTTGAAATCGCATCAGATAATGTCTTTAAAGCCTCGTTTCTTGTCTTGTTGTTATACAGATAAAATTGCCTTGAAGTTTTAATATCTGTATGTCCTACTTGGTCGATTATCAGGCTTTCCGGCACGTTTGCATTTATCAGAGTCGTTATATAAGTCTTTCGACACTTGTGCATCGACCTTGGTTTGATACCTAATGATTCACAGGTCCGTTCTAACTTCCTTGTGAACGATTGACCTATACAACGTTTTCCATTTATCGCAAACAGATATTCGCTCTTTTGGTTCTGACTGTTAATCTTATCAATCAAATCCATAGCCATATCATCAATCAAAACAAATCGGTTTCCAGCCTCAGTTTTTGCGTTATCCTTTATCTCTCTGGTGTACTCGCCTTCCTGTATTCTGTGTCGCGTCTCGGTCTTGTTTATTCTCAAACAATGATCCGTGACATCTTCCTTGGTCAAGCTGCATAACTCTCCGACTCTTAAACCGGATCTCAGCCCCAGGATAATTCCATAACTGATAACATTCGGATTATGACTTAACAGATATTCGGTTATCATATCAACCTCACATTCTGTAAACACATTATCCGTACTCAGATTTGATTTGTGATTAAACATTTTACTTGATATTCGGATTTCTGAAAAGAAAGTTCTGATAGCGATTTCAGTATATTTATATTTATAAGCATATCCCCAGACTCCAATAATAATCGTCCTGAGTCCACCGTATGCTTTACTTGTAAGATTGTTTAGTGATATTTGGGTTTTGATGTGATTTTCTAATTCTGTTTCGGTTACATTTTTTATCTTTCGGTTTTTCATATCAGCAAAGTATCTGTTATAGTCTGCTGTGTACCTATCTCTTGTCGCTTCGCTGATTTCTCCATAGTCCATTTTTTCAGCAATCCAACGATTAAAGATTTCATTTATCGTAGGTTCATCTTTGTAATGGTCTATAATCACATCCTCAATTTTTCGTCTTGTTGACTTTTTTATCAATCTCCTTTCGCCATTTTGTAGGGGGATGTATGTGTACCACATCCCATTTGTTTTCCCTTGCCATATACGACAGGGGTGTTTTTTTAGAATTTCTTGTCTTTTGTTTTCCATAAACATATTTAGAGTAGTGGTACGATCAAGCATACCACTACTAAGACAGAATTGCAATAATTCTGCATCTGATATGCTGTTGTCGTACATTCCACTACTCCTTATTCTTCATCGTCCACGATCACTTCAACAAATATCTGTCTGTGACCTGTTTTCTTTGCCCTGTGTATAGCTGTCGATATAGAATTAGGCTTTAGTCCTAACTTTCGTGCCAACTCAGCCCTTGAATTTGCTACCACAACAGGAAGTTCGTATTCATCGTTTGTAACCTTCATCCATATAATCATCAGCCCAATATCTCAACAAATCCCTTATCTTTAAGTTCCATTGCCCTGTCAAACGGCATCTCTAACCGCATTCCAGATTCTAAAACCTTTTCAAGCTGCAAGTCATAATACTGTCTTGAAATTCTCACCATGAGCGAATCATCAGCGTTGTAGTCGCCCTTTGGCGTTGTGTTGCCTAAAATCGTTCTCCATTCCTCGATTATCGGCTTGTTGTCGTACTTAAACTTGAATTTTAGTGGTTTTTGCACTCGTTTTGGTTCAATTTCTGCAAAATCAAGCGGTAAAATGTAAGCGTTAACGCCATCTATTATGCCCATTTCTGCATTTTGGTCTAAATCTGTGCATATGATAGGTGTGTTTACTGTTAACGCTTCAAGCATCGAATAGCTGAATGCTTCACTCCCTGACAGTTGTACTAACCAATCAGCTTTAGCAACAAACGGCCTTATATCTGTTTGAATACCCATGTAGTGCATATTAACCGGTTCGCCTGTTAACTGTTTATCACTGAAATATAGCCACAAATAGTTGATTTTTGCATCATCAAGCAACTTTGCAAACCGTCTGCATCTTTCATCAGCCCCTAATTTGTCATTTGCACCTATTCTCAGCGCAGACACAAGTAATAAGGCTTGTGATGGATTATCGGTTGAAGTCATATTATGAATGACTTTGCTACCATCACATTCTGCACCAAAAGAGTCCTTGCTTGCCTGTGAGACATTTATGATTATGTCACGATTTTTAGGTATTCGCCTTTCCGGTGATGTTTTTCGGCAGTGAACAATCTGAATCGACCTTTTAGCTTCAACATTGCTCGGCTTTGCATCAGCCAATCTGCTCATAATGAGCGTGTCGCAGATTATTGGATTTGCCGGATTATTCTTAATGCATCTAACCATTTTGGAGAGTCGTACAAGCTGTCGTGTGGCGATAGAATCATATAGCACAACTATGTCGTATAATTCATGCATCTGCTTACAGAAATTGTATATCCACGTTTCTATACCACCTATATCACTTGTTACGCTTGTGTAAATAACCACTTGCGTTTCCATTGATTGAGGTATCAGCGTGAAAAATGTATTAGGTTCACCACGCTTTTCGGCTACTCGCATTGGTCTTGGTTCGCTGATGTTGCAATACTTTTCCAATTCTGGAATATCGTTTCTGTAAGTGAATAGGAAAACTTCATGTATCTGCTCAGTTTCTTTGATTTCCTCAAGTAAATCTGTCATATCGGCTGTCACATACTTGTAATAATATCCAATTCGCTTAGTCTTGGTCTTGCCTTCCATGTAGCGTTTGTAGTTGCTACCTGGTGTTGTAACTCGATACAGATAAATAAACTCCGTAGCGCATATGTGTTTAGCCTTGCGAATCTGCAAATGTCTTGTAAAATCCTCGTCCTCGGCTGCATCCTTTTTCTCAGGAAAACGCACATCTCCGATAAATGACCTTTTGAAAATTCTTGTGCTTGCGCTTGGATTAGGTAAACTGTCATTGTCGCTGTTCAGCTTAAACATATATCTGTTATCTTCAAGCGACTTCCAAGATAAATCCATGTAGTCACAATCTTTCTCGGACAACTTATTCAAGATATATTCGATTGCATTTTCTGTTATCAGGTCATCTGCATCGAGAAACCATACAAACTCGCCTTTTGACAACTCCAAACCTCGGTTCCTTGCCTTGCTAATACCACCATTGTCCTGTCTTAGCACTTTCAGCCACTTATAATCAGCCTTCACAGGCTTTTTGCTACCATCATCAATCAGAATCACTTCGACTTCATCTGTTATCTGAACATTAAGGCATTCAAGCAATTCATACACATATGGTTCGGCATTGTAGCTTGGGATAACAATACTTAATTTAATCATATGTCCAAAATCTCCATTTCATAAACCTTGTAACAATTTTTGACAATCAGGTAAGAGAAAAATCGCTCTGTGATAAAACCTATAATTCTCGGATTCTTTTTAGCAACCTCTGCATCGTTCATGTATTCTTCTCTGTATTCTTCTGCAATAGGCTTGATAGTCGCGAACAGTTCTTCGCAGAATTTGTCAAATGTTTCTCGTTTGGTTATCATCATTTCTCTTGGATAGAACTCATTGTTTCGCATCATGTACTCATGGAATTTCGGCTCCCTCATGTAGATTTTCGCCAAATATTTGTTGTACAATTCAATTTCCAATCCAGGTGCTAATTCAGCCCTTAAGGCGCGGTAAAGTGAATTGGTATACTTATACTTTGGCGCCACAATCATTTCATAATCGTTCAGAATCGCATTTACTCTGTGTGTGCTTATCGGATGCCCGTTTTCAGCAAAGAATCTTCGGTAGTGGCAGACACCTATGAATTTATCCTTGGTGTTCTTCCATAAGTCAAAATATGCTGTCACCTCGTTAATGTGTGGGTTCAGATGGTCTATATCCTCACCCTTTGGTTTACAGACAAACAAATCTCCCACGCCAATTTCTCTATATCCTTTCGGAACCGGATTGTTATACTCCTTATGTTTCACTATATAAATCATTTAATAAATCCTCATACTCATTAAAAAACCAATACTCAAAAGTTCTGTATTTCTGTACTCGCAGATAGTTTTCTATTATCGGGCCTTGAAACCTTGCTGATTCGTATATTCGCTCCAACATCTTGGCAGATTTAACAACGTCTTTTATTTCATCAACGCTATTGCAGTGAATAATGCCTTTGCTGTTAAAGAACTCATCTATTTTCCTCGCTCCAAAATATATCGGAACAACCTTGTTTGCAAAACAGTTACAGATTTTCTCGGTAAACCAATAATCATCTATGTAGTTCTCAAAAGCTATGCTGAATCGGTATTTCTGATATATCTTGTCAGGCTCAACGTAGGCTCCACCATCAACAGTTCCCATGACATCAACATAGGGATTATCTTTCAATGCCCTCGCAAGTTCGATTCTTGCCTGATGTAATTCACACATGGTTTTGTTGCTACTCACAAGCGATATGTTCTTAGTCTTTTCGACAAGTGGATATTCAGAAATTCCGCCACAGCCACCGCCCCACAGAATCAGCTTGACGTTGTCGCACATTCTCAGCAGCTTGCTATCATGCGTAAACACATACTTAAACTTGTGATAATTCTGCTCCATCCACTCATAGACATTTGGCTGAATTGATCTCGGTTCAATGAGAAGTGCTATGCTGTTCGGCAAAATCTCTTCTCTCAGGCAGAAATCATCATTGTAACAATCAATGTATTCCTCAAACGGTAGTGGCTTGTGGTTCGGAAAATGTTCGTAGTGTGAGTGTAGTCTAATCTTCATGTTTATCACTCTCCATTTTTATATCCCTCAACAATCCTGATGCACCGATTATACGGATACTCAGCAATCTTATCCTTGTCTCTTGTCTGCTCAATTTGGGCTATTATCTTGTCAAGCACGGCTACAGGAATTAATAATTTACCGTCTAATGTGATTTGTTCTCCAAACTTTAAGTCACACTCTGTTACTTGATAACTGCACTCAGCTTTTTCTATTCTCATTCCTTACCCTCGCTTTCATATCTCCAATCTTTAAACATTAAGTATTGGACTTTCTCGCATTCTTGACTATCCCATGTTGGTTGGCGTTCAATTCCCGAGAACTCATAAATGTGTTTTCTTCCATCTAAATCCTTATTGCTTGTTTTTATTCCAACCTTTGCATTCAGGTCACATTCCAACAACCGAGTTATTAATTCTTTTACTGTCATTCTTCTACCTCCTAATATTTTCTAAATATACATCTGCCATCTAACATCTCTTCTTTATAATCTTCTGCATCAAGTCTCTTCAAATATTTATCTACTTCCTTTTCTAATTCCACTCTTGCACAATGTTTATCATTATCATCTACTGCCCATTCTAAACTTATCAGTTCTTTCGCCCCTATATACTTATCAAGTAGCTCTAATGCAATTTTTCTATATTTTGCCTGAAACACTCTTATCACTCTCCTTATTACCTTCTGTCTTTATAACGTGTTCAGCTTCAAAAACTCTTATACCATCAGGTGTCCCTCGCAAGTACAACGTTACTAATTTATTATGCCAAAAACATTTAGGACATAAATATCCATGATACTTCAGAGGATTACTGTCAACGCTATACATTCTATTTCCACAACAACTTGTATAAAAGAACATACCGTTTCCATGTGCCTCTTCAAGATACTGATAGGTTGCTTCTTCTCTCTCCATTTATGCCTCACTCTCCTGCCTTGTCATTGCTTCGATAACTCATACACGCGGGAATAAGCAAAAACCATAAGCACCGCATATCATGTGTGTAATATATTGCTATTCCTATTGCTATTGCTGTTGAACCCCATATGGCTAATACTACTTTCCACATTCCTCTTCCTCGCTTTCTATTTCAATTTCTTGTAAGATTGTTAATGCGGTTTGTACGGCATCTGCTTCATCTTCCCTTAAATGTGGAATCAAAGGACAAAGGATAGCATTTATAGTTTCAGTTACTTTTCTCTGTTCTTTTCTTGTGGTAAATTTCATTTTTTATCCCTCTCCCTCTTTTGTCTAATAACTTGATAGCCTTCCCACACCAAAGCCTTATCAAGTCTATCTATAGCTGCTTTGCCAACAATGCCAATCCTACCTTGCGCAATAAGTAAATCATTTAACCCATAGAACTTGATGTAATCAACCGCTTCTTGTAAGGGTAAAGTGTGTTTAGGATTCTTGCCAATCATCTTAAATAGACGGTCAGTATATTCATATCCAGATTCTTCTTCTTTTTTCATTTTCACTCTTCTCCCTCGTCTATCAACAAATCAGTAATATCAATCCGTACATCTGGTTTCTCTATATAAATTCGATAACCACAGCTTTTTGCTATTGTACTGATTTCACTTAATGTATAAATCATTTTTCCTCTGTGCCCTCTTCTTTGTAGAGTTTCTTTTGCTATGCCTAATTCATCAGCAACAAATTGCATACTCTTTCCAGATGAATACAGCATCACCTTAACTAACATCACCAAAGGTTTTTCTTTTAATATCATTCCTTATCACCCTCCCATATTAGGAAATGGACATTCCCATTCCCAATCTTCATACTGAATAACATTATTGTATTTAATAACTCCCTGTTTTTCTTCATTTCCGTGAAGAACTAATACTTCTTGGCAAAATTGCACACCACATTCTATCCCGTATAGTTTTATATCTATATGAAATTTATCAGCAATTTTAATCAATCTTTCTTCATCTTCGTCTAGTCCCGAAAATGACCACGCCTGTTTTATAGGAATAACACATATCCCATCTTCTTCATACATTTCTACAAAGGAATTTTTTACAAACATTCTTCTTGTGTCTTTAACATGAGGTTCATTTTTAAATGTGTACTCCAAAAAATCTTCTCCAGATTCATCTATAACTTGATCTTCATAATTTTCTTTTTTCCAAAAATAAGAACTCGCTTCAATCCCTTCGTCAAAAAACCTCTTTATATTCTCTTGTTTTCCTCTAAGTTTCATCGTTCCTTCAATCCAATTTGGCATTTTTATCACTCTCCTTATATGGTTTTGGTAGTGGTTTATAGGCTATAACATTCTCAACTATCAAAAATTTATAAGTCCAATTCATCCCTGTCCAATATGCTTTATCGGTCACAAATATATCGTCACCATTAGAATCTTTATCAACAAGTGTTACAAGATATTCACAATTCTCTTTAGGTGGTTTGCTTACTGGTATCCATTTCTGTGATTTAACCGCTTTGATTGCATTGTTTAAAGAATCTATTACATACACAGGCATTTCTGTATGTTCCATAAACCATTTAATATTTCTTATATCTTCATTGATTTTTTTATTTGTCATTATTCCACCTTCTTTGGCCTAAAATTATCCTTGTATCTGTGACTGCAACTATAACAAGGCTCTTGATTTTCACTGGTGACTGCATATCTACAAAACTCACAGCCATGCTTGCCATCTTTGTACATTTGAAGCTCTTTCAAATAGTTAGCAAGCTGTCGATTTTCCTTTGCCTTTCGCTCATATTTCTTAATCAACTCTTCAAGTGTCATTCGCTCTCACTCTCCATAATCATTTTTGCTATATCTATATGTGCCACCACTTCATACTTCTCAATATCCCTTGTATAATATGTGCTTTGTTTGCCATCAATCCTTAGACATTTAGTGTATTCGCTACCAATGTGTGTAATCATAGATTTATACATAGGATTTGGTTTCCCCTTAAACTCTTTATTAACATGTGGATTTATAACTATATCTCCGATTTTCATTCTTATCACTCCTTATCTGTCCATTCATATATCTTCTTGTTGATAAGCCATACTGAAGGGATGTCATTCCCGTCTGATACAAGGCATTTACATCCGCATCCAAATGGGCATTCCCTACAACCTCCACCATTTTCAGAACCATGTGCTTCACATTCAGATACAATCTGCAAAGTCATTTTTATAGCTTCTGCTCTGGTCATTCCGAATCACTCCCCTCTAACAGTTATTAATCAATATACCGATTGCATACGATACATCCTCGTCATAAGGCTCATCACTATCAATCTCAACATCCGTCAGTTCTGCAAGTTTCTTTAGTTCTTTTTCTGATAATACAATCTCAATCTTCATCAGCGTTTACCTCCTCAAGTGCTTCTGCCACCTGCACAGATCTAATAAACTTTTTGTAACAGGATTTACAGACATCTATAGTCTTTTTGTCGGTATAGTTTGAATAACTCATTTCAAACCGATAGAATGGTGTCATCCATTTTATTTCTTTCTTGCAGAAATCACATTTCACTATTTTACTCATCAGCGTTTACCTCTCGTGCTTTCAGCTTTGCCCATCTTAGCCAACAATCTTTTGTTTTATTTTTGCAATTCTCCATACAGATAAGTTCTTCATCATCGTCATCAATCAAATCGTCGCAACATATATCAAGATCAAAGTCAACGAAGGTTTGTAAAAATACATCAATGACTTTTCTGGATTCTTCCACCTCTCTCAACCACTCCGCAAGCTGTCGGTGTTCTTTGGCGCATTCATCACAAGTTGAATCAGTATAGGCATACCCATCCTTGCCCTCTAATTGATCTGCTACTTCTTCGCAATGCTTTATAGCTTCATCAATCGTCATCTTTCATCACCTCTTACATCAGGGAAAGTCTTTAACACGTACATCGCTCTTTTCCTATCATTCTCCGTTACGTCAGGCGTAGGATTATCAAGAATTGCCTTGCACTCTGATATTTCAAATCTGTATCTCTGTAATTCTCTCAGCCACTCTGCAATCTGCCTATGTTCCTTTGCACGTTCATGCCACCATTCAGCGTGTTTTAGATATTGCTTTTTTCGACTTTCATCATCATTGATTCGACTTGCCCCATATGTCCAATTCTTGCATTCTTCTTCGTTTTTCTCTGCTATTTCAAGGCAGTGCTTTATTGCTTCATCAAGTGTGTTACTCATTCTTTATCGCCCTCCGAATATTTAGCATTCTTGGTCCATTTATACCAACCATAAATGCAATTAATCGTCCAAAAAATAAACATTGCCACCATCATCCAATTGCCGATCATAATAAACATAATTGTTGACGTCACATCTATTATTAACCAATGTAACCATTGTTCTCTGTATCCAAGTACCATAAGTATTTGTGCTATAAATGCGGGGATTGTGCTTATTGCATCGAGGAAAGGCTGCGGATCACTTGTTCTGTGAAGAACATATGTAAGAACCGTTACTCCTATAACAAGGCACCCCATTGTTATTGCCCAACCAACTGCATTTAGTTTCTTAGCTTTTACTTCAGCAGAATTATTATCCTGTTTAATTCTATAGATTTTGAACCAAGCATAAATTCCATATGTTTGTGTTACAAAATAAAACAAGTTTTCCCATGCTTCGCCCCACAAACGATTTGGAATTGCAACTCCAAATGTATATGTGAACATCTGAATATAGGCAAATAGATAAAAACTAATTTTACCCTGTGCGCAAAGAACTACACTTATTACGCCGGATATAGAGCAAATAATAGATATGACTCCGTCCGGTGTTCCCGTTAAGTACCCATAAATTATCGCTATAGTCTGAAGCAATAGCCCCAATCCTAAAAATCCCCAGTCTAATTTAGATCTTCCATTAATAAATTCAGCCTTCATTTTTTCTGTAAAGTTCATCGATATACCTCCTAACGCTTAAATAATTTTCATAATAATTCCCATCTAAAATTTCATATTCATATCCAAAATCATCATATAAACCTTTAAGAAATTTAAAAAACTCACATCTGATTCCATAATCACCATCTGGCATATATCGTTCGCCATCATCTACAATTCCATTATCCTTTGGTTTTAAAAGAAATATCTTATCCCACTTAGTAGTTTTTCTATAGGCCTTAGTCATCTGGTATAAGACATCATATTCTCCATCATTTAAGGCAAAATCTTTTCTTTTCCTGTAATAATTTGCATACATAAGAGTAACCATATTATCTGTATCAGAAATAAAAATCCCTGGATTTTGTGGACTTGAAATTAATTCCTCATTGTATTTATGCTGCTCATAAATGTTATACATAAAATCTTTAACAGTAAATTCAGGATCAGTTTTTAACGAACAATTATCTCGACCTTTTTCATATGAGTATGGAATACCGTAATACTTCCCAATATCCATTGTTAGTGTTGTTTTTCCTTCGGATGCCGTACCTGTTATTAATATGTTATGGCTAAAATATGCTCTAAAAGGAGCAGTAATTATATTCCAATACTTTAATGGGTTTTCTCTGCACTTTGTTCCTGATACCGGATTAATGCTTCTATCTGCAAGTTCAACTTTACTTGGGAATGAACAATAACCTTCCAATCTTTCTTTATAAAATGGTTCTGCCACATACCAGGTAATATTGGTAACGGAATTAGAAATATTTCCAAAGATTTGATCGCCTACCGCCTTTGTCCAAATCACCCAATTTCCAGGACTCATAGATTGGTCAAGTCCTAACTCCGTATCATTTATATAAATAACCTTAACTAATTCATCTTCTAAAAAATTTTTTATAATTCTGTATCTCTTTATAAGAGATAATCCTACTGAGTTTCCTCTTGGATCACCGTCATGTCCACATACTATTACGAAAGTAAAATCATTAGTCTTTTTAGATTTCATTATTAAATCTAAATGCCCTCTATGAAGTGGACAGTACCCTCCAAAACATATTCCTATATTCATTCCAATTTCTCCTTTGCTTTCTTATATTCTTCAGCGTGAATGCATCTTTTCATATCGCAACAGTCTTCCCACCAAATATCTTCGATATAGTGTTTTTCACAGCTTACGCATGGTTCAATCACAAAGTAATCTTCGTCTTTTAGGACTTCCATAGTGTTATCAAATCACCTCTTCTTTTCAATAATTTGAATGGTGTCCTAAATGCCGTAATAAATCATATATCTACGCCCATCTTCGCCTTCAAACTTGATATAATTATCCTCATGGTTACTTTCTATATCCACCTTACCTTCATAATAGAATATCTCTCTGCCATCCTCTGCGGTTATAGTGATTTCTCTATCAATACCGTTTGATAATTCCGACTGAAAATCTTTATATTTTCTAATTCCGCTTGCAGTATTTGTGTTATACCAATTCAATCCCATCCCTATAAACATCACAATTATTAAACTTATTAGTAATCCTATACAGGTTGATTTCATATCAAAATCACCATAAGTTAATGAGATAATAATAAATACAATTATGACTACAAAAACAAGCATTACAAATAAGAAACCCCAATTTTGTAACGTTAATGCCATTGTTATCACTCTCCTTTTTTACCATTTCAATTTCTGTTTGCATTCAGGACATTCATCTGTCCACACCGGCAAAAAACTTAGGTTGCACTTCGGACAAGCGTATGTCACTCGCTCTATCGGCTTTCCATTGCCATCTGTTCCGTCAAATTCCTCATACACAAGGACCTGCTTTCTGCTATCTTCCATAAGGCACCTCACTCGACTATATAAACTTTTCTGTTATAACTCGTTATGCTATATGCTTCATCTAAGCTGCCAACAAATACATCAAGGACATTCAAGGGCATTCCTCCGGTGTCATGGACATATCGGATTCCTATACCCTCTATATAAATTTTCTTATGCCATAATCTTGAGTCATTACACGCCACCGTCCAGCCTGTACTTGGGTAGTTCCCATCTGCACACGGACATCCTGTAGCAAGGTATCCTGTTGTTGCCATCGTTCCAAAGAAAATCATCTTTGGTTTGTTCTTAGCTTTCTTAGGTTCCTCAATCGCTGATGTAGGTGTAGCATAGTTGACCTCAATACTTAACGGCGGATCATCGAACAGATGCATCGGTATTTCTTCGATAATCGGTGTTTCTGCGTACTCTATCGAATAAGCTTCTTTCGGATGCTTGCCAAATAATCCAGGTCTGCCTTCTGGAATTTTACTTACCCACAGCATAGCCAAAGCAAACAGGATTAATAACACAACCAATTCAACTATCTGTCGTTTCATAGGCATTTACCATGCTATCAATGTCGTTGCTGACAACTTCGACACCTTTGCTCATGTTTTCATAAGCCTCAATACTATTAGCTAACAGTTTGCTCAGTCTGAATATCCTTTCTCTCAGCGACTCAAGTGTGTATTCCTTCGGTCTTTCGACTTTCTTTATATTTGCAACTTCTGGAAACGGTGTATCTTTAAAATCAAATCTGTCCAGCTGCTTTTCAGTTACACCCACGCAGTCATTCAGATAAAACATTTTTCCCATTCCTGTTTCATCTATGTCTGTGATTTCAACTTCAAATCTATCTCCTACTTGATATTTCATCCCTAATCCTCCGTAACTATAATGTCCTCAATCTTACACTTAAATATTTTCGACATCTGCAATAAATACTCGATACTTGGCAAATGATCGCCTCGACACCATTTGTAAACTAATATCGGACTCGACATATCCAACTTATCTTGTAATTGGATTTTTGACATATGGTTCATTCTTAATAGTCTCTGGATATTTTTACCCGTCGCTATCTTATCTATTTTGGGTAAAGTCTTATCTGCCATTATGTGTCCTCCTTGTTTATTAACCCAATATTCATTTCTTGAGATAATCTTTTAATTACCTCTCTTGTTGTTTGTGGAAGTTGTTTATATTCCTGTGACCTCTTACATTCAGTTCTATAACTTCTCATAAAGTTTGATTGAATCACTGTATTAACTTCACCCTGATCCATTAACGCCCAATCTTTCAGAATTGCTGGATTTCCAACAGCCTTTTGACATTCGATAGGTAATCTATCAAATTCTTCTTGCGCATGATATGAAGCATTACCAATAGCCCTAAGAACTAACGACCAAGCCTTGCCTTCATTAAGTGTCTCAGAACTTGTTATCTCAGTTGCAAGCTGTCTTATGTCTGCTATTGTCGGTGGAAATCTATTTGTTGACATATATTTATGGATTGCAGCCTGGCATAATTCATATGGAATATCTTTTAAAAGTTCATACCATACCATCATTGCATCTGTATCTGCAATGAATTTGGGATCGCTATAAACTGCTTTCATTGCTTTGGCAAGAATTGAAAATTCAGCTTTCGTCATTTAATCACCTTCTTTCAACCACTTGTCCACTACATCGAGTCTATTTTGTATTGCATCAATGTACGCTGAACCGGTGTTTGTGTTCTGTTTCTGTTTGCTTAACCAATCCCAAACTATCCCCTTATATCCGGCAGCCATAGTATCATCCATTACTCTGATAACTTCAGTGTCAGTAAATTCAAGTGCTTTCTTTGAAACTTGTGTTAACAACTTAGAAAATCCATCCGGTGATTTATACTGATTTTTGATTTGAGATTTATAATCTAACCATTCATACATTTTTACCTTTAGCGCATCTGATAAATCAGACTCTTCGACTAAGCTGTTAAAAACTTTTCTTAATTCGGCTGCTGTTTGCTTTTTAGGTTCTTTCCCCTTAGGGGGAATATAAGGGGGAATATTATCTATACTACCCTTATCTATACTATCCTTACCTATCCTATCCTGTGGCAGACAAGTGGCAACCAAACGGCAACCGTCTATTTTTTCCCATTCTTTTATGACCTCTTCAGCATTTAAATCGCCAGTTTCTTTGTCCTGAATGGTTATATTGCATTGCTTGCAAATAACTGAAATATTTCCCAACTCATGTTCGCCACCTTTTGAAATGGGAACATTGTGCTGAATTGTGGGTAATCGGTTGTCGCTTACAACTCCCGTTTCATCAACATTGGTTTTCATCTCACAACCACATATAGGACATTTTCTTCCATAAAATATATGCTTGATCTTGTAATCAAAAGAATATGGTAAAGAACTATTTTTATATGCTTCTTGTCTTTTTGTATTGCTTGACTCTTCTTCAATTAACTCTATGGTTTCTTCTATTTCAGACATAGTATATGCCCCGTTCTTTTTAATTTTTAGCTTTGCAAGTTCTTCTTTAAATGCTGTGGGTGTATATCTGTCTTTCCTAAGTGCATTTGCCATTCTCCAATGCTTTATAACAATCACACCATTTTCAAATTGATATATGTATCTTTTCTCTAACAATGCCTGTAAATCTTGTACACTTGCGTGAGCTTTAAACATTGATATAGAAACCTGATTACAAAAGCCGTCATCATCAGCGCTCATTGACAAATGTAAATACAAGGCTTGCGCAGATGCAGATAAAGACATAAAGTTATCGTCATCTGTTACTTTCTTTGTAAACATTCTTCGTTCAGCCATATTTGTTCCTCGCGATATAAATAACTAATTTTTCTCATGTTTCATTCGTTCCCACTGTCTTTCCAGCTTGTAGTCAATCATCTTGTCAACTTGGATTTCGACCTCAAACAGAGCGATCAACTGTCGAACCATAATCTGTACATCAGCAATTTCCTCAACCAAATCATTCAAGTTGTCATTTCCCCTGATGTATTTGCAGATTTCCTTTGTCAGTTCGCTCATTTCCTCGATAGCAATGGGTAACTGATTCCTCATTCCGTAATGTTCAGCGATAGCCTCACATTGATTCTCCTGATAAAGTTTCATAAAATATTTCCATTCCCTTCTTTTTCGCGTAAGTGTATTCCATTGTTGCGCCTACACTGTTTTTCCAACCATCTAACAGATAAATGCCATCGCAAAGATCCATTAGTGTAAAGCAGACAGCCATATAATCTTGATGCTCAAAATCGTTTGGTAAGGTTCTATTAGTAAAGGCTGGATTGATAAAACCTGTATATGCCAAATCACCAGTAGCAATTTTAAGAGCCAAAAACATCTCTGCTCTTGAAAATTTAATCAAATAATCGTCAACTCCTGTGATTGGGCCTGAAATATAGATTGTTTTTCTTTTTCCTTTGTTTTGCTTGTTTTCTAAATTCATTTTGCCACCCCTATATTTATCCACTAAAGCGTTTTAAATTTTCTCTCTCGTCTAAGCTGTCGAGCCACGACACGCAGAATTGATTTTATGAGTTGCGATTAGTGTTATAATTTTTTAATCTTTCAGCAGATGCAATTTTCTGTTCCTCAGTAAGTTCACGCTCGATAAGTTTCTTTCTGAATGACAGCAGGCGTTTTTTTGCCTTGTAAGTCTTTCCAATTACTTTGTCACTTTTCTGTAATTTATGTATCTCAATCACCTCATACTCGCCACCCTTAACACACTTATCCAGCTTTGTTATCATGGTGCTGTCGGTTGTGTATATGGTCATATACTCATCGTTTCTTCCAAACTGAACAACTGTTTCCTGTTCCTCTGTTGCTACACCTTTCAAAATCTCTCTTTCTTCCTCGCCCATGGCTATATCCTCCTTAACAAAATTCCGTTTTCAACGTCATTAACCACTTTTTCTGCTTCATCTTTATCATCCCATGTTCCCCAAAACCACAACTGTTGACTATCTTCATCATATCTTGCGACAACGTACTCAAGCGTTTCTTTGGGAACATTATTTACTTTAACCTGGAAAAACTGTTCTCCCATATTTGTCGACCTCCGTTCTCACTGTATCAATCGAACCGTTATCTTCCGGCTGCTTATATTCATTTAAAAACTCGTCAAATTTCTCCATAGCTTGTTTCTGATACCTATTTGGTGGATCTGCTTTGGGTTTATAATCCAAATGTTTTTCAAAAAGATGTGCCACTTCACGGCTTGCATTGCGATGTCCTTGTTTTAGTCCATCTCTATAACCGCGTGATGGTTTGTATTCATCAATTTTCTTTTTGCCTTGCCCCTGAGATCCACTCGTTTTATTTCTCAACTGATAACCTGCAAGGGCATATTGTTTGATGTAATACTGTTCCTTTTCATCAAGCTGACTTACAGGGAATGTTTTAAAATTTACTTTCCATCCATAAGGATTTGTTTCCTTGTCATATAATTTGTGTGACTTCAAACTAAGATCTATATGCTGAAATCCAACCATATGAGAACACAACCTTTGTAATATATCTTTCGCCTGACCTATATAGGCATATTTGAAACCATCTTCATCTTCTCTTGTTAAGAAATATATTCCGGACATATTATTCAGCCCTGGATTAACAGCTAATAATTTTTGCCTATTCTGATATTCAATAGCTTTTACTTGTTTGTAATTTTTATATGCCATCTTTCTGTTCTCCTACATGAAACCAACTGTTAGGTTTAGTATCAGTTCGGCAACAGCTGCCACATCCTTTGCAGATGCAGACAGTCGCGCCATTGTTTGAGATTTCTATAAAGTCCTTGCTTTTGCATATCGGACAAATTAACTTAGACATTTTGTTTGCTCTTTCTACTCTTTTCTATCTGCATCTGATGATGATATTCACAAACCCTGTAACCATTTTCTACAGGGTTGTCACACCATCTACATAAGCCACGCTCAAATCTGCTCAAATGATAATCTTTGATGTCTCGACTTGCTGAATACTTCGCTATACAATATTCGCATCTAAGTTGTCCTTCTTTGGGTTTGTGTTTTCCACATCTAGTACACAAACCATTTTCTTTTCGCTTTTCATAGCGTTTCTTCTCCCATTCGCGATGTATCTTGTTATAGTGTTCCTTATCCCGCTTTAAACTCTGCTCATATGCCTTAACTTGGCAATTAGGGCAAACATTTTCCCCCTCCATGAGTTTGTTTTTTCCATTGCATCTAGGACATCGGCCAATACTCTTGTAATAGCGTCTATTAAGTGTTCCTTGTGTCATGTTCTCACCTCACAATTAACGGAATGGTAAAGAATCCTCAATTCCCTCTGGAATATTTATAAATCCCTCATCCGGTGCAGATGGTTGTTCCTGAGTTTGTGTTTGAGGTTCGTTTTGATTTATTCCTGAACCCTTCTTTTCGCAGAACTCATGTTCCTCAACAACAACATCTGTGGTATATACCTTATTACCATCCTTATTCGTATAGGAGCCTGTCTGTATATGTCCACTCAGAGCAACCTTTGTTCCCTGTCTGAGATACTTTTCGGTAAACTCACCCTGCTTTCCAAACGCTACACAACTTATATAATCTGTTCCTGCATCTTTACCTTTTCTATCAATCGCAAGGTTATATCTTGCTATGGTCATATTGTCTCCCTTAGATGTCTTTGTGTATCTAACATCAGGATCTCTGGTAAGTCTCCCAATTAGAATTACTTTATTCATTCTCTTCTACTCCTTTTCCTCATAATCGCAGCAATCCTCTCCATCGAGATATTCCGTAAAATCGCAGTAGTAATCACTTTCAGGATTGCCACAGTAAAATTCATCAGCCACCACTATCGTGTCGGCATATTTATGCCACTTACACGTTCCACAGCATTTATCCATTAAAACTTCTCCTTTCAAAACGGACAGCCCAACATAACTTCTTTGCCTGGAATAGCCCACCTTATATCAATGTATTCAGGCAACTTCCTTTTTAATTCTTCAAGTGCTTCACCCTTGTTCAGATTTCCACTTTTTGAGTAATGACACAGAATTACGTTTTGCAGATATTTCTTGTTGTGCAAAATAAACTCAGTTGTTGTTTTATCTGAACTATGGCCTGTAACTGTGTGTGATATATGGCTATCAATTTCAAGTTCATCCATTATTTTTTGCTGATAATTCATTTCAATGAGCATCACGTTAATTTGTTGCTTATCAAATCGGTACTTTATAAATTCAAAGTCCGTTGCATACAAAATTGTTAAGTCATCAACCTTGATTATGAAACCTCTACACGGTACTGAATGCGGTACATCAAAGCACGTTACATCAAAACTCCCTAAGTGTGTGTGTTGAATAATCTTGTCACTTTCGTATGGTTTCCAAACAGGGGTAAAATTTGAAATCTTTTCAGCACTTAAACTGTGATCCGGTCACAGATGCTTATGGGTTATAAGACAACCAACTACTGAACCAACCTCATAGCCGATACCACGCTTTATATCAGCAATAGGTATTCCGGCATCTAACAAAAGGATTTCTCCGTTGTCAGACTTTATGTAATATGAATTACCTGTCGAGCCTGTGGCTATTGTTCCCAAAAGCATCTAATCACCCCCTCTCAAATCTCCTTCCGCACTCTGGACAATAATTAAGTTCAAATGAACCCTTCAAATGGTCTTGCGTGCTTGAAAACTCTTCACCACCACTAAAAATCAAAACGTTCTTTACGCTCAGAACCAATCCGGCTGTTAGTTTTCGTCTCTCTATGATGCCTGCTTGACTGATTGATGTTTCCATGATTTTCAGCCTGTTGTATTCGTTGCAAAACTCACACATCATCGGCACTCTCCTTGTCCTTCAATCTTTCTGACAGACCGTTTATAACACCGGTAAATTCTTTAAATATCTCGCCCTGAATGTCGGCTAAATCCTTTTCTATATATTCCAAAAATATCTTGTTAGCATTCGTCAATGCGACATTCGGATGTGCTTTTATTTCTTCCTCAATGCTTTTTATCAGTGCTTTCATCATCATCACTGCACCATATTTATCAGTTAAATCGTATTTATCCATTTTCATTCTCCTTATATATAGTAGAAACTCATTCATATGGGGTTTCTTTTTCTGATATTTCTTTGTAAATATCTTCCTTGCCTTCAAATAACTGCCCCATAATGGCTACAAGCACATTGCAGACAATTGAATTTCCGGCTTGTTTGTAAAGTTGTGTATTGCTGTTTACTTCAGCGGCTCTATTGAAATCTTCATCTTTGAAGTCCATCAGTCTCCAACATTCTTTTGGTGTAAGTTTTCTGATTCTATATTCCGTTTCTCCACTCTGCATATCATCACCACCTCGCTTGTTATTGTCGGACAAATCTGTCCATTTCCTTGTACTCTGCCACGCCTTGTCTTGGAGTCAGGGTAGCTGAAGTCTGCCACCCCCCCACTTCACACAAGGCATATCCTTGCTTAGTTGCTTGTTTTATCTTTACTATTTCCATAGATTTCCAAAACCATATTGTCTTTGCTGACACTTGTTATGCAATTGCTAATGCCATCTTTGTTGGGTTCTAATCTTTGTTCCAGATATATACCTCTCCTACGATCACTTGGGTTACCAGGATTTCTACCTCTCATTGCCACTATGATTCTTCTGGTTTCCATACTCTCTCCAAAATCGCTATGTCATGTGTACTTGCTTTAAGGGTTTTGCTTATACCCCCCCCTATTTGGCTTCAGTCCAAAATTTTCCGAGCCATCCATGGCAAAGCAAGTGATAATTCCAACTTTTTTAATCTCCAATATCTTAGGTTGCAATCCACCACCCCCACAGGTATTCACAGTAGGGGCTATGCCATTGATGTCATAAATACGATTAGCTGACTCAAATGTGTGGTCTATCGTGTTGTCCATTTGTGCTATTACTTTTACTTCCATTTGCAAGTACCTTTATTTCTTTGTAATAATTTTGTCGTTAATACCAGCTAATATTGTTGGTGCAAGACCATCTTCAAAATAGTGCCGTTCAGATTTTTCAAATAATCCTTCTTGAAATTTGAATGTGGTTATTTGTTTTGTTAATTCAGCATCATTTATGTTCAAAAACTTTGATAAATCTAACCATGCATCAGGATCAGGAATGTCAAAATATGCATCTGTTCTGAACCAATGTTCGACTTTTGTTTTTGGAAGGTTTAATTCTTCGGCTATAGCATTGTATGTTAAGCCTTTTGACTTTTTGGATGTTCTTAACACTTGTTGCAATTTATCTATATCAACTTCATAAACCCTTTTCTTTACAAGCTGTGGAATATTGATAACTATAAGCTGTTTCATAAACCATTACCTTTATCTGTTGTGTACCACCATCTTTTAATGTAGAAATACAAGGACATATCCCCTCTGTCGAATAAACTGTATTACTCTGGTGTTGCCCTGTTCCGTTGTCCATAAATCCTAATTGAATCGGTTTCATTTTCTTCTATTAAAATGTGTCCTATACAATATCCATGTGTTCCGGCCGCAATCGTAGGGGATAACCCTTGTTCATAGTAGGTGTATCCGAATTGTCCACACCCCCCCTATTCACATTGCCGATTATTATCAGTTTCCGTTCCATCCTTAACCTCTAATACCTTAATAGGTCCCTTGTAATCTCTTGACCTAATGGTTGGTGATATACCCCCCCCTACCATAGACAAGAACACTATCTTGAATTTTCCTATCAGGTTCTAAAGAACCAACTTTTACTATCTCCATTCAACAACTCCATTCATCGTATCCCATCCTGTACCAAATCCCTTGTAATCTCTGGCACATAATGTCTTAGCAACTTCACAATTCAGTTTCTGTATAATCTTGTAATTCAAGTATGCCGGAACCATCCCTTCTGAAGTTGCTGATACCTGCATCAACTCTTGCTTTAATACAGTTTGCAATCTCGATTTCTTTTGGATTATTGATTGTAAAGTCAACTGTTGTTCTGTACCCCCCCCTCATATCAGGAGGGTCTATCAGTTTTTTAAGTCGATTCCTTCTTCTTTTAATCTCTCAATCAGTTCAAGTGCCTTTGGAGAATTGACGTAATATTTCTCGTCAACTTCATCTTCCAAATAATCTTTCATCACTTTGTTTAATTCGATAGGTTCTGGAAATGTGTACTTCGCATGACCTAATATTGAAACCATGAATGTCCTATTTCGGTTCTGAGCCACACCATAATCTTTAGCATTAAGGTCTTGCCAAAAGTTTGTGTATCCTTTGTTTTCAAGAAAAGCGATCCAATCTTGAAAATCATCTATATTCTTCTTTCCGTGTACCTGAGGTACATTTTCCATTAAAAGCACTTGTGGTAAATTCTCTACCTCATTCAGCAGTCTTTCGACTTCCCATAACAGACCTGACCTTGTACCACTTCCCTTAGTCATTCCTCTGCCTTTACCGGCAACTGACAAATCTTGGCATGGAAATGAGTAAGTAAGTAAGTAAAGATATCAACATCTACTATCCCTAAATCTGTTCCACTTATCTTTGTAATGTCCATCGGTTCAAAATTAGTTTCATGAATTGCGTTGTAGCTTGCCACAGGGTATTTATCAAACTCAACACATCTATAATGTTCAAATGGCACGCCTAAACGCTTCATTGCCATTGCCTGACTTCCGACTCCGGCAAATAGTTCTATCAACCTAACTTTATTTTTTATTTTGTAATTTGACATTTCCTTCGGTGTTGAATCTTCAAAGGAATAATCAAAGATTGAATATTGACCTTCCATAATCTATTCCTCAAACGTCATTGTCTGCTGACCTTCAATCTGGTCATCAACTCTCACTGATTCAACAGTTTCAGTTTCAAATGGTACTGTGTTAGCGTATTGCTCTACATCTGCCTTCATTTGTGATTTAGGATCTGGTGCAGGATATTCTTTGAAATCTCCATCTAAAATTTCATCTCTTGTATAAAGTCCAAGGGTAATCTCAGGACAGTTAAGGCGTGCGAAGAATGAAGCTGCTCTGTATCTAAGCATTAGTTGGGGCATGGTTTTCCATTTTGAACCATTTTTATTTAGCCAACCTTCTGCTCTTGCCATTTCCATAGTGATTTCCATTCCTTCAATACGTCTGCCATTTTTAAGAGCAAAAGCGATACATGAAAATGGTTTGCCGTCCTTATCCTTGGTTTCTTCAAATTGAAGTTCTGTGTCGTACTTTCCACTATTGTTTATCGCAGCAATAAGAAATGATGAACTCCAACTTGGCCTGCCCTGGATGACGTATAAATTCTGCATGACCATCATAGGGCTAACCTTGAGTCGTTGTGCCTGTTCAATAGCGATCAAGCAGTTACTCCAATTACCCTGATATGTTTGCGGTACAATGGTTGATGAAGCTAATGCCTTTGCCATCTGTGTAGCCATCAAAAAATTATCCTCAGTTCCGAAAATTCCTAATGAATAATCAGTAACTTTCTTATCTCTAACTGTCACTTTATGTTCTTCTTTGACTGCAACTTCTTTTGTTTCTTCTACTTTCTTTTCGTCTGCCATAATCATTCTCCTTCCACTTTCAATTCATCATCTTCCGTAACAACCAAACCGATAATCTGAGAATCAGCATTCAGTCTCGACTCAGTATTGCTGCTAAATAGCGAATAATCTTCTACCCAAATCGGTACGAACTGCTGAAAGTTTCTCTGCAAATCAGCGCAAATGGATATTTTGCAAAGAGTAATCAGTGAACCGTTACAACAGTTGTCCATTGGTTTATTGTCTATAAGAGGAATGCAAACATCTTTTATTTCTCCATTGCGCTGAAAATCATACAATTTCCATTTAACTAAGCTGAATTTTGAGTTGATATTTTCAGTTAGCTTGTCATTCTTAAAACGTCTAAATCTATCCACTTGATCTAAAACCTTTTCAGCACTCGCGCGTCGTATTTCAGCGTCTTTTTGTGCCTGTCTTATCTCAGATATTCGCTTGTCAATCTCGATGTTCTTTTCTAAAACAGCGAGTTCACCGTTGACCTGACTAAGCATCTGCTTGTTGACATTCTTTTGAGAAGTCAACTCTTCAATCAGTTTGTTGTCATCTGTGGATAATTCGGATTCAAGTTCTGCTATCTTTTCAGATAACTTTGTATATTCCTCATCCTTGGACAAATCTATGCTTGCCGGCAGCTTATTTAATTCTGCATTGCACTTATCAAACTGTGCCTGAGATTCTGCAACCAACTTCTCATAGTTGGATATTTTTATATCAATTTCACTAATTTGTGCTTTAATTTCGTCAATCTCTGTTTTTATGGATTCGCCTGATGTTTTAACTGTTTTAAGTCTTTCAGCTTTATGCGCTTCAAAGTCATCTTTAATCTTCTTTAACTTGTCCGGCTCAAACTCTCTATGGCAAGTTGGACAGTAACGATCCGATTCATCAAGTCTTGAACCCTGTTCAGTCTTATAAAGAGTTCTCTGTTTTTTCAAATCTTCATTCAGGTTAGATAACTTTTCTTCTAACCTTCTTTTTTCAGCCTGTGCCATATTTAACTGCCATGAATGTTCGTTTAAAGCTGACTGAATTGTTCTATATTCTTTATCGAGTTCAACTTTCTTGCTATTAAGTTCTGAATTTGCATCAGTGACAAGGTTGTCACGTTCAATTTTCATTTTGGATAATTTATTAGATATGTCAGCCTTGCCACTTGATAAGTCGGCAAGTTTCTGTTCTATACGCTCTATTTCTGATTCATAATTTGATTTTTGTTCCTCAAGGACCTTTTTGTCCTGATTCGATTTTTGCCCGATTAACTCTTCAATTCTTGCTCGATACAAGGAATTATCCTTACCGGATTCTTCGTTAATTTTCTTTAGTGTCGCCTTATTGATTTGTTCACATTCATCAAGTGAATAGTTTTCCAGGAGGGCTTTTAATTCTTCAATGCCTGACATTTCTGATGCAATCTGTTCGTCTGAAACGTCCTCGCACATCTTAAAGAGAATACTTCGCATCTCTTCTCTGCCCTTTTTAGATGTATCAGCCATAAATGCATTTGGATGACTGAACATAAGAAAGTTATCTGTGTCTATGCCACGATTCTTTAAATCAGCGATATAGTCTCGCTGTGTTTTCTCAACATCATTGATGTAAAATGTATTGTTAGCTGATGATGTAATTTTTCCATCAACTTCTTTAGTCTTATATTTCTGGACCTTCTTTAACTTAAGTGGCTTGCCATCAATGGTTAGTTCAATCTCTACTGTTGGCTGACATTCTTCAGCACCAACAGGAATTACCATTGGATCTTTAACCATGGCTGTGTTAACTCCACTTGTAGTCCAAAACCACGCATCAGATGTAGTTGTCTTAAATCCACCATTCTGAGCGCACAACTTTACGCTCTTTCCATCAAATACTAACTTCTTATGTTTAATGCCCTTGAAATTAGTCATTTCGATACTCTGAATCTTTAATTCCATTTTCTTCTCCTTTTACTTTGTATTTGCTATTCCAAACAAACATCCCCACGCTACACATATTCCTAAAACAATTACAGGAACAATACTGTTACCATCTAAGGCCATGATTGACAGTATCCCAAAAATCACTGATATAGCTGTGATGCCTTTAAGTATTCTGTTTCTTGTCCTTCTCCACTTCATATTCATACTCCTAATAATCGTATTTGTTTTTAGAACGTCTGTACTTATCTATAGTGCATTCGATTCCTGTAATCTTGTTCTTGCACTTAAAGTAACTATCGTTAATGTCATACAGGAAGATATACTCCTTAGGGTTCTTCCCATTGCCTTGTACAAACTCTTTCTCAAGTCGCGTAAGTTTTCTGCCAGCTTTACCCATTACAACGTTCCTCTTTTAATGATTGAATATCTTGTGAATGTCTTGGTTTCACCAAATCTATTTTTTACGGATTCCCTTGCCTTGTTAAATACCCAACCATCTCTTTCTAGCTCAATGATCCTTGCGGATAATTCAAAGATAAACAGTTCTGTGCAGCTCTCTAATCGGGTTATACTTCCATGACTGTCAAGATATTGAACTATCCTCGCCCTTTGATTTGGCCTTTTGTTTTTCATAAGCAACCTCCTGTGCTTGTTTCGTTTAGGAAACTTGTATATTAAAAAAAATATCAGTTATCCAAAAAATCAAATATATCCATTTGCCCTTCAAGTTGTCCCTTTTTCAAGTCATCAATAATTTGATTTTTAACTTCTTTTTTCAAACGGTATCCTAACCGCCTGTATTCGTCATAAACAGGTTTCCAGATAATTTCACATTGTTTCCTTTCGTCAGGAAAATATTTTTCAAGTATATCTAATGAAGATTGAAGTTTTATGTTATATGGACAGCCTTTACATCCAGTTCTGTCAAAGTTATATGGTGGTTTATAAATGTCACAAATATGTACATCATATTTCTCTAAATACCAATCTTCCCATTCTTTTGTTACTGGAACTAACGGCTGAAAGGCGAACAGTTTGTTATTTCTAAACGCTAAACAATTTGCATTGCTTCTGCCACCTTTTTCACTCGCCATAATCCCTATAATTGCATATGGCTTATCATTTTCTTTTTGCCATAAATGAATCGGTTCTTTCTTTAACTTATCACAACACTTTTTTGAAATTTTAAGTTTGAAATCTTCGTTGAATTGATACATTAATTTAGGAGGACAACCAAATGTTTTTCTTGACTCTTCTGGATATAAATATCTGTTTACCGCTTTTGTGTAACACATATTGTTTTGATAAACCGAAACATAAAAACTATGTTCTTTGCTTTTGAACGGGTATCCAAATTCTTTTAAAGTTTTCTGTATATTCTGACTTGGCTGAATAATTACCAATCTATCGTCATCCTTTTGCAGTTCTTTTACAAAATCTACAATCATTTTTAATTCAATTCCTGTATTCGCAAAAACTCTCGGTATCTTATTCTCCGGTAAAGCCATATCAATCAAATGAGACAACAATGTGCTGTCTTTGCCGCCAGAAAACGATAAATAGAAGTTATCTTCACCATATTGATTAATTATTTGTCTGATTTTCTGCAACCGATCTTGTAGTAAAAATTCATTATCCATATTTACCTCACATTGTTTCCTTTTGAGAAACATAATTTGCAAAAAAAATAGAGTTTATATCGTCAAGTGTCAGATTTAGAAACTCAGCAATCTTCCAGATTTCAGAAATAACAAAACTTTGATTGTTAATTCTTCTATAAAGTTTGCTTTTGTTTAATCCAATTTCTCTGCAGAAATCCTCGACTTTATAACCTCTATCTTTAATAAAGTACAATAACTTGTTTTTGTCCATGCTCTCACCTCCTTTATATTGTGTTTTTGCCCCTGTTTCTTTTTGGAAACTAAAGCAAGTTTAACAAAAGGAAACTTGTTTGTCAAGAAAAAAGTTTCATAAAAGGAAATTTTTTTTGCATTATGTGAGATTTTAGTATATAATAATCAACAAGCACACTAAATCGGAAAGGTGGTGTTATTATGGAAAAGGATTATTCTGAAATAACAGCAAAAAGACTATATGAATTGCGTACAAAAAAAGGATACACCATGGAAAAATTAGCTGAAATGATTGGCGTATCCAAAGGTACTATCTCAAAATGGGAAAAAGGCTCAATTAAAAACATGAGACAGGATAAAATTCAAATTCTCGCGGATGTATTAGGCTGTTCGCCACTTTATATTTTAGGATATGGTGATGATAACGACCTTTTTCCAATATCAAAATCCAAGAATGATAATGACAAAAATGAAAAATTAGATCAATTTGCTAATCTTTATTCTCAGTTGAGTGAAGATGAGCAAATATTGGTCCATAATATGATTTTAACTTTATTAAAAAAGCAATAAGTTCATCCTGCTTCTCAGGAGACAATTTTTTAAAATTTTCTAAAGTCTTTTCTTTCATAACACACCGCCTTTCAAAAAATAGGCAGACATCCAGGGAAAGTAAAAAGACATCTGCCTTCGCTCGGAACAATTATAAAATATCATCACATTTATGGTTAATACAGTTTAAATTTAGTACAAGCCTATTCAAATGATAGGCTAAAGGAGGGGTTAAAATTTGGTTAATACCAAGAAACAGGAGTTAATTGAAGAATTAAAAGTCTTAAGAATCGAAAAAGGATTTACATATCAGCAAATAGCAGATGAAACAGAGTTGCGAGGATGTCCTGTGTCTTTATCTACTGTTAAATTAGTTTTTTCGGATAAACATAATCATAATCATGATTACAACAATGTACTAAAGCCTATTGCAGATGTGTTAAGTTCTCCATCTGAAGATGACACAATTGAAATAAAAACATTGCAAACAAGGTTAGAATTAAAGGACGAAATTATTAGTCAGTTGCAGAGTCGAATAGATGCAAAAGATAAGAAAAACAAAGATCGCGAACAGTTTTATATGCAGCAGATAGAATTTTTGCAAGCACAAATAAAATTTAAGGATGAACAGATACGACATCACAATGAGGCTATGGACAGAAAAGATGCCGCATTAAAGGAACTATATAATAAATTATTAGAGAAATAAGGAGGTTATGCTTATGAAGAAACGAATTATTGCACTATTAACCTGTCTCGCATTGATTATTTCAGTTGTATGTATTATGCCTGACTCTGATGCAGGTGTTGCTACACTTAATATTACAAACCAAAAGATTACATTGTCTGCCGGACAATCAACACAAATTAAACTCAATGGTATAAAAGCATCAAGTGTAAAATGGTCAAGTTCCAATTCATCCGTAGTTAAAGTAACTAAAAAAGGAACTGTTACTGGTATTAAAGCCGGAAAAGCTGTTGTAACCGGAAAGTACAAACAACTTAACTTTAAGATTACCGTTACTGTTAATAAAGCATCTAAAAAACAATTTACTAACGGTGATACTGTCTTAAAATATTTAGGCACTGGTTACAAAAAGAAATATGACGAAAAAATGTGGTGTATAAGTTTTACTTTCACCAACAATAGCCCAACACCAACAAGTTTTTCAAGAACATATTATCGCACAGTTTTCATCAACGGAATAGAAGTAAACGAAAGTACATATGAAAATGCATATGTTGATATTAAAGACGGGGCAACTGTTGACGTAGATTTGTATTATGATGTCAAAAAAGGCGACAAGGTTGATTTCCAATTATTCTATGGCTATGACAAAGAGATGATTAATCAAACGTTTATAATTCAATAAAAATATGGGTGGTCGAGTTATACTCTTCCACCCTTTTAATTTACACTTCAATCAGTTTATTCTTAATGTCCTTTTTCCATTTTTCATTATCGCGCCATTCTTCCGGATTTATTTCGCCGGTCACATCCATTTGACGTATTATGTTATCATCTTTAATCTTGTATCTTTGCTTAATCGTCATAATCAATTTAAGGCACGCTAGTTTATCTTCCTCTGACATCTTACTTGGTACACCGATTGATATACTGTTGTATTTGTTGCATATCCCATGTAGATTACCATAAAAACTTAATTTCGGACCATTCACCGCATCACTTAAATGTTCATCAGGAACCGCCTGTATGACTTCTGATTCAATAATATGGTAATGCGGAGTAGCCTTATTTCTTGTTTCTTGGATAACAATATATTTAATGTCATCTACTGGCCTTTTATCGCCAAAATATTTAGGAGAAACTAATTTCTTTTCTATCTTCATGAGTTATTCAACCTTTCCATTGTTTCGTAATACAATTTAGGTGCAACAGCCTGTAATTCTTCCATCATTTCATCTATAACAAGCAATACTTCGTCCGTATTCTTATTCTTAACTATTCTCATAAACTCACTATTTGATGACGGTTTGCTTGCATAAGAGTATCCAGAATCCTCAGGTGTATGATCTAAAATAGTATAATACGCTGCTAATTTTATACAAGTATTAGCATTAGGGTTTTTCTGCCCTTATTGCACAATCTCCAACGGATAATCTTCCCGTTGGATTAGGGTTATAATATTCATACATATGTCTGTCCTCCTATGAGATAATTACAACAAAAAAAGGAGCCTATCACAATTAAGTGACAGACTCCTAAATGGATGTGTAAAGTATGCTTTAGATATGTTTCGCGATCTTATCCAAACATTCCTTAACTATTTCTTTTGTTCTTACTGTTGAAAGGTTGTACATTTCCGCAAGTTCCTCATATGTATAACCTTCAATCTTCTTTAAAAATAACTCCTTGTTCCGAGCGACGTAGATGTAATCTTCAACCAATAAAATCAGTTGAGATTTTGGTATATCTAACTCGCTCAATCTCATAGGCTAACTCCTATTCTTATTTTTTAGTTGTAATTGTCATTCCTTCGCTGATTACATTTTTCTTTAATGCTCCATTACCGTCGAATGAATAATTCTTACCGTCAATCTTCGCAGTCGTGTTGACGTAGAAATATCCGTCGTGTCCAGCGTAGTACCAATGACCGTTAATGTTTGCCCACGAATTTTTCAGATACCATCCACTTCCTATTGAAGCTATCCACTTGCCTTTTTCGTCACGCATTAAGCGATATTCATTGTTATCCCACGCACCATCTTCTGCAACATAGTATAACTTATTGGTCGTTTCATAGTTCGATGATTTAACATATTCGTCAGCAGCCATGTAAGTATTTTTCTTTAGGAAGTACCACTTGCCCTTATACTCAACCCATTCATTTTTCGTGAATGTTCCGTCAGCTTTCATGTATCGCCAACCAATAGTGTCCTGAACCCACTTAGCACTGTTGCAAGGTGTATCAAACAAAGCCTTCTCAGCTTTTCTTCTCCGCGTCAGTCCTGCTAACGTCTGTCCACCTGCTTTATCATAAAGAAGTATCTTATTGCTAATCTCCGAGATAGAACGTGTTCCATTAGCTGTGAGTTGGTCAATACTTCCAATATTGTAAGCAAAACTTGTTAATGCATCAAGCTGGTTCTGATTCCAGTGATACTTATAATCATACTTCATTACAAGTGGCACATACTTATTATTGACTGACTTCTCTAACCAACTGTCGGCAGTAGATTGAGAAATAGTAAGTCCTTGATATATATTAGTACCAGTAACAGACTTATCAGCACTTGTAGTTCCATAACCAATAGTCCATACACCAACAGAGTCTCTGTAGGCTGTCAAGCGACAGCCCTCAAACTCTTTAATAAGATTAAGTCCTTTTTGAGATATGTTCATATGTTATACCTCCTTATGAGTAATACTGTGATGAATCAATTTTACTTAATTTGCATCTAATAGTTCTCCAGCTTCCCGAAGTACAAGCGACTTGAATGCCTGTTGTTGTAATTACAAATGAATAGTTTGAACCTCCAAAAGTATGATTAAATCCGTTGCCATTAGCTTGCTTCGTTTCTGTATATATTTGTGTATAGTTGTCTGCTTTTAATGATACTACATAATAATCACCACTTGATAATGACACATTAAAAATGTTAGAACCTTGATTGCTGGCAATTATTATTTCATCATCTATTAAAATATCAACACTATTATTTATGCCTCCTACACATCTATAAAATGCCATATTCTTTTTACCTCCTTTACTCATTTTCATATATACGAATACCAGTTATTATGAAAGAACCCCAATGGTCGCCTATTTGCAGATTACTATATCCATCTATTATAGTTCCACCATCATAAAATAGTTCGTTATTTACTGTTACAACCATGTGATTGAATGTAAAGACAAATTTGAAAGTGCTGTCTGTAAATGTGCTTACTCTGGATGATGTTGTATAACTTTGAAGCTGATTTCTAAGTGAAGCAGTAAAAGGAGGTCTATAATAAAATGAACTGTATCTATCATCATAACTTCCATTACGATGACGTACTGAAAGTAAACCATGTGTATCGGAATCTTGTAACATAATCAGTGATTTAAAATCAATTTCAACAGTTTTCCCTTCAAAATTATAATCATAAGAAGGAAATATAGTTAAACTACCCCAAGTTGAATCATTGTCATCCTTTACACCAACTCCAGTCACTAATGAAGCGTGTGATAATACCGCAACTTCTCCATGATTTAAGTCTGTCAAACTTTGTGTAAAGTCCCATTCATAAGAATCATTAGCAATGGATACCGTCACATCAAATGTAGTAGTATAACCTTTATAATTTACTGTTATTGTTGATGTGCCAACTGTGAGTGTTCCGTTCAATGTATAATTGTTGATGGGAATAATTATACTTCCTTGATATGTGGCGGTTACAACTAAATCAAGTTTTAAGTCCTCTAATGACATATCTGCGTAAACATTACCACTTTGAGTGTAAGTTGCATTTATACCTAAAAGTTTAGGAACACCCCCAATTGAACCAAAAAAAGCCATTTAACTTATCCTCACTTTCACTATTACATCACTTTCTTGTTCCTCAAATGTAAGAGTAATACTTCCGGTTGAAACGCTAATATCTATAGGATTTATCCCATAAGTATCAGTATAAAAATCAAAAGTTGCAGTAGTGGTTATCGCTTCATTTGCTATTGTAACCGTTGTATTGCCAGCAGTGAGTGTTCCAGTCACGTCCATATAAGAACTACCACCACTTCCTCCACCACCATAAGCTATATCTTTATAAAATATTGTTCCCATAATCTCTTCTCCTTAAGATTCGTCAGCTAATCTGAAAGCAAACCTTCCATTTGATGAATTGCTAGTACCAAAAGTAATGATATATTTGATATTATTTATAGTTGTATAATACGGACTGCTTGAATCAGGTACAGGAGTAAGCACACTATAGACATCCCCCTCAATGACCCCATTTCTATTATTGTAAATCTTAGCTAGTATAACTACATCAGTAGTTCGTATAACAGCTCCGTTGAAAGAGTATATTGGTAGATTAAAAGCCACGCCTTCCATGTCGTCAAAGTATGGTTCTAACGCAGCTGGGTTACTGCCTGTATTGAATATAGTTGAATAACTATCATCACCGTTATTAAAGATGGCTACTGTCATATTATTCACAAAAGCATTAGAAACAATATTGGCGCTTGTGCCTGATATCCATCTAAAGCAAATGCCCCCATTATAAAGTCTGTGATACTCAATTTTTAATACTGGATTACTAGCATTCATTTGCCCATATAAATTTCTTATCTGTCCACTTGAATCATGATAAACGATAGGGGAAGTATTCGCAGTCGTTGTAGTATAGGTTAATGCAAAATAAGCCATTCTTTTTGTATCATTACCAAAAAACCACTTCCCTACATCATCACTTGTGCCTTCAATAAATCCTAATGTTGTAAAGGCTCGTTCTAATTCTTCTTGATTATGTACATATATTAAAGCCATGATTATTTTACCTCCTATGAATGTACTATATCTGTTCCCGTTGCATACAGACTTGACATAAGTACATCGCCACCGCCTGTGTTAATTGCGGCAGTTCTGTTAATTCTGTCACCGCTTCCGTTAGGATTATAGTCTGTAACAAAGTATATTTTTGTTGGGTCATTCTTCTGCTGTGTAGTAAGCGCATCATACTGAGCTTTGGTAAGTTCAACAGCATCAAGACTTCCGCCGCCACTACCATAAACAACTCCATTGATTATTATTTTGCTTGTGTCCGTAATGTAATATATAACATTATCCGAAAGTTTTGTTGATGGCAGTGCATCATACTCTGTCTGAGTGAGCATTTCTTTTAATCCACTTTGCATACATCTTTTTAATTCTACACCTTGTATTTTTGAAGTGTCATTACTTGGACTATCTTTTAGAAACCAATCATCATTATAGACTTCGTCACTTGCTGTCTCTTCAATTATTCTTTTGTAAGTCACGGGCATTTTGTTCTACCTCGCTTTCCGTATTAAATAGTTTCAACGCTTCTTGGTATTGTTGTTCTGCCAACACATCAAACTGATTTGCAATCTTGTGTAAATCATTAGCTATTACTGTCGCTGGTATCTCTTCAATGTATGTGTTAACAGCATTTGCTATTGATTCTCTAAACTTATGAATTGATATTATAGTTGGTTTATCCATACATATTCTCCTTTAAAGCACTTATTTCTTTTTGCTGTTCCTGACATATTTTAACTAGATATGGAATTATCTCCATGTAGTTAAGTGTATATGGAAGTGCATCTGAACCAGTTTCTTCTACTAAGTTTGGTAACACTTCCAATACTTCTTCTGCTATAAATCCTCGTCTGTCTTTATCTCCTTTTTTCAAATCAAATGAACGTGGCTTCAGTTGAAATAGCTTATTAGCTTCATCTACTGACAAATCTTTAATATTCTCTTTAGCATTTCTTGATGATGCCTGCTGAATTGTGCCAGTATATCTTATATTTCCGTTTGAATTGAAAAATGCATAGTTTGGATTTGTAGCTAACTCTCCAGCATATACACCAGTAAATGTTCCTTGTGGTGGTGTTATTTTTCCAGTTACTGCTTCTGTATAATTTCTATTGATAACCACCATATCTGTAGTCATTTGAGTCATAGCAGTTGATGATGTACCTATTGCAAGTGCAGTAGGTGACAAAAATGTATAAGAACCTGAATAAAGTCCTGCGCTATTCATTGTCCAACCACCTATTGTTCCATCATTTGCAGTTATCTTTCCACTTATGTCAGCTCCCGTGCAAGTTAGTTTTCCGCTTGTGTCTACCTTAAAGGCATTATTTATATTCATACTTCCACCAGTAACAGTGAGATTACTACAAGTAACTGCTCCAGTGTTAGTAACATTGAATACACCACTTCCTAAATTTATACTTCCACCAGTAACTGTAAGATTACTACACGAAACCGCTCCGGCATTAGTAACACTAAACACACCATTTCCCAAATTTATACTGCCACCATCAACAGTTAGGTTGTGACAAGTAACTGCTCCAGCACTTGTCACCGAAAAATTGGTGGATGTAATGCTTATGTTTTTACTTGTCATGTTGATAGAACCGCCAGACAAAAAGTCGATAACATTATTTGCTGTTAATGACAAATCGTCAGCCGACAACTGAATGTGTGAACCCGATGTTGCATCAGCACCCAACTCCACCTGACATAATCCATAAGTAGAATCCACGCGCATTACAATTCTGCTATTGGTCATTTCAATCTGCGACTGTGAATAAGTATCTGTCACTATCCAAAAGCCAAATGTGTCCGAACCACTTATTGTTCTTTCGTCATACTCCAAATAGATGATGTTATCACCGTCAAATTCATCTGTGACTATATTGTTGTTACTGTCATAAACCCAACCTGTAACTGATATATAATTACCATTATCACTCGAAGCATAAAGCCAGACTTCCTTCTTGGCCGCCTTTTGCGTTGCTGTCATCGGTTTAAGTTTTATGCCAACTCTATGCGGTATATCGTATAATGCTAATAGCGAATCAAAAGGCAAATCCTCAGCATAAATTGTAACCACATCATTTACTGAATCGTAATTATATGATGTCATTTCATAAACAGGTACGTTAACACCATTTATTTCGCTAACCATCAGTTCTATGCCTTCGGCTGTCTGACTTATAAGTGAACGTGACGTTGTATCCATAATGACATCAGCACTGTAATTTCCGCTTGCATCGGTGGACAAGTTAAAGTACATAATGTCGCCACCCTTTGCTGCAATCTGATTAGTAAGCGCTGAACCATCATAGTAAATAGGCGCTATAATCTCGGTTGGACCTATGATTATCTTCAAGTCACGTTCATTTGTATCCATTGTATCGAAGTTAGATGGTAACGTTATGCCAATCTTTGTTGACTCACTATTTCCTAAAGTTTCAAATGAACCATCTGTAATAGGAACGTCCAATCGTATCCTTGCATCTTGCGGATCACTTGACGGATAATAAGTTGAATAACTTGTACACGCATAAACCTTTATAGCCTTCTTTTTTATCGACTGCACACTTATCATTTCACTTGTCAGTTCATCAACATCAATCCTGAGGTTGTGTACCTTACCTAAGGTTCTGCTGATTTGTGATTGCACATTATTGACAGTTGAAGGATAGTTTAGGTCGCCCGAAGCTGACATATTATCCCTTAAGGCTTGTATGCCTCGCATTACCTTAGTCATTACAATGCTATTAATAGTGACATCTCTTGTAGGAATAACAATTCTGCTACCAACTGGCAACATTGGGTTTCCGTAAGTTTCAACCTCAAATGGTCTGAACGTGATTACTTTAATTTTGTTAAAAAGATCAGTAAGTGCCGCAGTTAGTTCGGGTGTTCCTTCTTTACCAAAAATCAAAGGATTGTTTTCGAGTATATAAACATTATTTCCCGAACCTACTGAGGTTCCTACATCATCCTCAGAACTTCTTGCCACAATCTTATTTATAGGATTTGTAGCATAACTACTGTATATTCCTGTTCCGTCAACGTAATGGTCAAGTGTAACACTCTCAGTATTCGTCACATCTATAAATTCAAACTCATTATCAGGTGTGAAATGTCCAAATACTCCATTAAGTTCACATATAGCTTCAATAACTGTTTTTCCTGATAGCTGACCATCAACTAAAAAGCCGCCCTCAACCACAAAACTATCATTAACAAGTGTAGTTGTGACCTGTGATATTTGTAGTCCATTAAATAGAGAATCCCTTAACTGTTTAACAGTCATTGGGAAATTCAATTGATTGTACCAACTACTCAAATCTGCATTAAGAAGTGTGTACATTTGGTCATATGCAACTATATCTATCCAGCTTCTATCATTAGATGGTTCAGCAGAAAAAACCGCAAAAACCCCAAGTTTTATATCTGTCTCTGCATCAGCTGTTACCGCGATCACATCCCCATCATGGTTGATAATACTATTTCCGTCACTATCAATAAGAGTATCTCTAAGGTTGCACTTAATTGTTACTGTAAGTATTCGGTTTTTTAGTGAAATGTTTTTATCTATAACTCTCACCTTAAGGCATTTTGCCTCGCAAGCACCAAACATCAGATTTTCTTCACTACATAGGCTATCCTCGATTATCAAGGATTCTTCACATATATCTGAGTTTGTAAAAACCGTTCCACCATAAGTTATTATTTCAATCTGCTTTTCAAAGGGTTCACTAAATATGTCGTTATACAGTTGTAAACTCATAGCTTGCCCTCCTAATATTCAATAAATGCTATACGGCATGAATCGTACACCTCTTTATTAAGCATCGGAAAAGTCAGTGTTCCAGGCAAATAAAAAGTACCTGTTCGGTACTGTCCATATTCTTCCTCATAATATTCAAGTGTTACTTTTCGTTCAGGACCATTTGTGTACTGAGCAACCAAGCTGTCCATAAAGCCCCTAAAATCTTGCACGCTTAAAGGTATCGTTTCAAACTCAATCTTTGATGCCACATGACTCAGCACTGTCCTATGTAAGATTCCGTTCGCATCTCTGTAAGAATCTAAGTCCTGACGTTGTGCAGGACTAGATTGATATGTACCATACTTCATAATTGAAAGTGGGATTTTGTATGTTCCCACTTTAATTAGATATTCTCCGTTAAATCCAGACATACTCTATCCCACCTCCTAAAATAAAAATGGACTGTTGCCAGTCCTGTTAAAATAGTTATTTGCTTCGCTCCGATTCGCTTCAAATACGTCTCTCTTTGAGATTCCTGTAGGCTTTTGAAGTATTTGCTCTAGTAATCTGTTCTGCTCTGCAAGTAATCTGTTCTGCTCCATGATAGCTGTGTCATTATCCCTATAACTATTGTCTGAAAAATCACTGCTATAAGCATAGCCAGAATACGGTGTAGCAAGCGCAGGATTAAACTGCATATTCCTGAATCGTGACATACCATTAATAATCGCACTATTCATGGTTGCCGCAATCTGTGAACGATTAAGCACTTCGGTTCTGCCATTGATATGACCTACAACTTCGGGGCCTGCTTCTCCTGCGATAAACATCGAGCCTCTGTTAAGTGCGTTAAGTGTTCCTTTGGCATATTGTGGAATGCTGTGCCATCTGCCGCCGTAATATGAACCACCATCTGCTTTTCGTGGATCTGTAATAGTTACAGTACCGTTTCCGTTATTTTTTGCAGCTGAACCAAAAACGCTAAGAATCCAGCTAGTAACATCATTAAAGTTGCCTCGGATAAGATTTACTTTTGCTTCAACATCTGTCTTATTCCATTGGTTAACCCAACTTGCGACAGAACTATATTTATTCCAATTGCTACCTACGGTTGTCAGTCCGACTATAGCATTTGCTTTCATTCCTTCACTGCCTGAAACCTTTTTAACAAATTGAGCAATTGTTTTCCAACCCTTTTGTTTCAGTTTTACAAACCCATTAGTAACTTTGCTACCACCATTATTATTCAACCAAGCAGCTATTGAACCGCCGAATCGTTCTTTTAGGTCTACCAAACCAGTTACAACTTTGCTACCGCCATTATCATAAATCCATGAAGCTATTGAACTGCCAAATTGTTTTGATAAATTGACTAAGCCATCTATAGTTCTACTGCCGCCATTTGTTTCTAGCCATCCGGTAATTGAATCCCAAGCGTCAGCACCTGTTTCTTTGGCAAGTTTGACAAAACCCTGAATCAATTCTGAACCTTTTTGCTTTGCATCGTTTACCCAACCGGTAACTGTTGACCACCCATTTTGAACCAAGTCAACACCAATTGAAATAATAACACCGGTGGTTCCCATAGCTCCTAAAAGAACATCACTAAGGCTAAAGTTTTCAAAAAATTCTTCAATCCATTCTTTGATTTTTCCAGGGAGTTCTTTGATTTTTTCCTTTAACTCGCTAAATGCATCTTTGAATCCTTTAACAATCCCCTCAAAAATATACTTTCCATATGGTTCCATTTCCTTTGCAGGAGAGTTGATTCCAAAAATATCTTTAATATCTTTGATTATTTGGTCTAGCATATCCTTGATAGGCTGTGTCCATGCCTTAAATTCATCCTTAAAACCTTGAATAATGCCTTCAATCATATCTTTGCCAAGGTCTTTGAGTCCCTTTGTTTTAACTACTTGACTGGCAACATCACTCGGCATTCCGTTAGCTCCGGTTTCGCTATAAGTTTCACCTTCCCAAATCTTTTTCCATTTCTCTTCAAATTTAGATTTAAGATCGTTAATAGCGTTGCCTAACTCAGTTCCCTCAGTAACAAAATCAAGGATTTTAAATAGATTAACTGGTATCGAAAAAGGTGAGCCATTCACAAGCAATGTAGATATAGCGCCTTTAATCCCATTCCAAAAATCAGTTTTAAAGTTTTCCCAGTCTTTGCCTTCCGTACTGTAATTAAAAGAAACTATTTTTGCTATATTGATTACAAACCTAAGTCCTGTAGCATAACTTAAGCCTGTAAAAAGCCAAGCTTTTAAATCTTTTTCAAACTGAGTAGCTTCTTTATCGTTTTGTCCTGTAAGTTCATCCCAAACAAAAGAAATAGCTTCGCTTATATTTATTTCTACACTATTCTCTCCGAAGAAACCCTCTAGTATATCTCCAATTTCTTCAAGAAAACTTTGGTCTACTGTATTGCCAGATAATATTTCGTAATATTTTGTGCCTAACCATATACCCGCAAGTGTAGCCGCAATACTGAGTGTCGCAGGAATGCTCTTTGTTATTGCAAGTGTTCCAAGAACAGCAAGTATGCCTGTTTCGAGTTCAGGAACGTCACTCTTCTTTAGTCCTGTAATAGCTTGTCCGAGTCCTTTTATGATCTGTATTGCCAACTCTTTGAGTTTTGATGCCAAATCTCCAATCTTGCAACGCTCCAAAAACTCTCCGATTTTTGTTCCAATTAATTCAAAATCAGTATCCGTAAGCAACTGTATTCCAGCGTCAAGTATTCCACCAACCCATGTATGGGCCGCATCTCCAAGTTCATCGAATTTGAACGTTGAAAAGAATTTATTTATACCTGATGCCATCGAAGAACCGAAGCCTGTCCAATCAAAAGTATCCCCGAATGAGTTAAGGAATGCTAATGCGGCATTCAAAGCATTTGCTATTGTTTCGCCTGTGCTTGTGAAAACATTTTCTCCGTTTTCGTTTGTTGAAAACAGCCCATTCAGGAATGATGCCAAGTCAGTACCGAAGTTTTCAGCCTTCTTGTAAATATCATTCCATTTAACTTCCTTCATCATTTCGATAAGTTTGTCAGATAATAATTTTCCGACTTGTTCCCACTCACCGTTTGATATGCTATCCGAAAGTGCTTTTGTAAAACTTCCAAGTGCATTATCCACGCTCTCCGTGACATAAGTTACACCGCTTGAATCTCCACTTGAACCACCGCCACCACCGGAGCCACCACTTGAATTTCCAGACAGATTGTTCAGTTCATCAAAACCTTGCAACTGTTTTGCCATTTCTTTAACTGAATCAGCTGCACTACCGGCGTTTCCTGCAATATCACTTGTTGCCTTAACTGCTTTTGAATAAGTGCTTTTGCCTGTCAGCTTTGCAATAAATGCCGATAAGGTATTCATCGCACTAATCAGATAGTTAATAAACGTCTGTAAAGCTGGCGCTACTGTATTGAAGATAGTCTCAAATGCCGCACCAAACTGATACTTTAAGATACTCAGTGAACTTTTAAGTGCCTCTACATTAGCCCTTGTTGTCTCATAGTACGCACCACTGTTTTGCAGTTCTGTAAAACTATCTTTAACAGCTTGTCTAAGTCGCCTAAATAATACATAAAGCGACCTGATGCCAAAACCATACTTAAGAATAGTAAAAAATCCTTTATTAAAGGTGCCTGATAATCCACTAACCTTTGATTTCAGACTTGAAATACCATTCCTTACTGACTTTATTGCACTCGATAGCTTTGAAAACCCACTTATAACCGTACTTCCAACAACCGATAATAATTGTGCGGATACGGAACCAAGTGTAGCGGCCAAGGCTGACAAATTGCTTTGTGAAGGCGTTGTGTCAATGTCAACAGGCTGACTATTCATCGTTGATACTGCATTATGAACTGTGTCACTTGTTGTATGTAATTGACTTTCAAAATCTGCAAGCGCCGCCTTTTGATCTTCAAAAGCATCAACATCTATCATATCTCCGGCTGAAAACTCGCTTTGTCGTTGAATAAGCGCATCTAATTGATCTCTTGTCTCTGCTAGTTTTGCTTGTAATGTATCCCAAGCCTCACCTGTGTCAGTTCCATTTGCTTTAAATTCGTTTTCCTTTGCTACAAGCTGGTCAATCGCGTCTTTCGCTTTTTCTATCTTTGATTCATAGTAATCAATCGCATTTACTTTAACAGTCGTGTCGCCTAACGATTCAAGCCTTGACTTCAAAACATCTATAGAACTCTGTATTGAAGTTACGCGCCTGTCAAAACTCGTTAAAGCTGACGAGTCACCACTCATAGCGGCGTTACCATAAGCTGTTAAGCCAGCAAGACTTTCACGAATCTTTGAAATGCTACTGTCAATCTTCTTTTCGGAAGAAGTTACGCCACTGGTATTAACTTTAGGCGTTGCTGTTGTATTATTAACTGTATTTATTTTGCTCGATATATTATCGAGACTTGTTGCTACTCTATTTAGGGCGTTTGTGAGGTTAGTTAAACCACTTGTATTAAATCCTGTTGCAGAACTTTTTAAGGCTTTTAGTTGTGATTCAAGTTGTTTAAATACTTGATTCGCGCCTTTAGCAGTTGCTTCAACTTCTACTTTCAGTCTATCAACTGTTACTTCTGCCATATAGTCACCTCCTATCCCTGAGATTTAGCTTGTAAGTCTTGACTCCAAGCCATAAACGCATTTATTGCATTTTTCTTTTTTTCTGCTTTAGATATTCTCTTTTTAGGTTTCTTCTCCTGGAATAACTCAACAGGTTCCTTGATATACTTTGCATGACTTTTTTTGCCCTTGCATAACATCGGCTGCATGACTTGAGAAATAGCTGTGACAAATGCGGACATAGCATAGTTGCCCCACATCATATGGTTATATCTGTTCTCATATTCTTTCTGCTGTTTCCAAGCCGTTTCCCACACTTTGATTATTCGCGGATTTGAAGCCCAAAATTGTTCTTCACTCATTCCGTATTGGTAACAGGATGGATAGAACGTTTCAAATATCTTTACTCTGACTGAACCTTTTCTTTGCGTGTAGTCTTTTTCTGTGTCGTTGTTGTAGTCTCCTGAGTCTCCGTCTTGGTGAGTGCGCGAAAAAAATCTGATTCTTCCGCTTTAGCACTAAACACTTCCATGATTTCTTCAAAGCCACCACCATTAGCGATAACGTGCTTATTAAATTCTTCTCCGGCAGTTTCAACATCAGCACCCATACAATATGCTATGTAGCATCTGAGTGATGGGATTACCTTCTTTCCAATGTCGCCAACTTCTATATTGTTTTCTCCAAGCATACACAGAAAATTGAAGTCAAATTCTTTAGCTTTATAATCTCTATTATTGATAGTTATATATTCATTATTCATTTGTATTGTCCTCCGTTATTTTAAAAAAATAAGGGCGCAACAATCCTATAGTTAGAACTATTGCACCCTTTAAATTGGTTATTCCGTTTTGTAGTAGGTATTAACTCCAATACCTTTTATGCTGATACTGGATCAGTTGGATTTACGGCTGTTGCCCATCCAAAGTTTCCTGTAGGAACAATGTTTACTGTTACATCAAGAACAGAATCAACTTCTGCTGCCGGCATACCATACATTACCGGATCAGCTGTCATAAAGAAACTCTCTGTATAACCTGGGATGTAGAATACAAACCAAACCGACTTTCCTGCTGCCTTTGCTGTTGCTGCTGATGAGCAAAGAGTTTTCCATGTGTTATGGAAAGCATCAGATGCACCAAATGTAATTCCGATTGCTCCACCAACATCCTTAAGACCTGGAATATCAACTGTGTTAAAACAAGTTCGCTAAACTTGCTTGCATAATTGCCTTTGGCTTTCACCAAATGTTCAGACCATATCTTCATCCTTTCGGATGCGCACCACTTCGGTATCGCTTGATACCTACTCCTTTAAAGGATGGTCGTTGAGCGTTCCCCTGTTCGGGGCTTCGTTGCTGATTGCCTAATTTGATTTATTTTCAAACCATCACGATTAGGTTTATTTCATCCTTGCGTTGTGGTTAAATCAACTCTAAAGGGTTTCCAGCAGTTCAATGCGTTTATTTTTGCACCTATTTCTAAGCACCGAGGCTATAACAGGTCAACCTCTTCCACTCGGTATCATTAAGTGAAGTAACATCAAGAGTATTTGGCTCTGGGTTCATATCAGGAATTGACTTTGGATTTGCAAGGTTTGTGAATGCAGTAGGTTTTGTGCCTGCTGTTGTTTCAACTGCATAACCAACTCTAATTCCCGCAGTGCTAAGATCAATAGCCATTGTTTTATACCTCCATTTGAAATTTTCATAAAAAAAGCACCCTTTCGGATGCTTTAGTCTGTGATGTTAAAATGTATCTCCGCTTGCGACTATTCGTCTGAAACGGATTGTGTATCTGTGAACATTATTAAGTTTGCTATATATTGGCACCATTACCGCTGAATATCTAAGCACTTTCATGCTTCGGACAACAGCATTCGCAACAATATGCGCCTCACTCTTATTAACATTCGTAGATACATCTATTTGTATCGTGTCTCTGATTGCGTGAATTTCTTGATTTGGGATGCTGTTCCCAACTTCACTTGACTCTAATTCGTGAATGTACACGTTAGGAAAACTCGGTGTAGAGTCTGATATTTCAGTTGTAAATGAAATTTTTGGGAACAAATCAGCTATAGTTAATGGATTACCTTCGCTGTCGTATCTAACAACAACCCTTGGAACCCTAACTTTAAGTTGAGTTGTAACTATATTTTCCATCTGTAATAAATCCATATCGTCAACTCCTAAATACATCAAGTGCTTTCTGAATACATTCGTTTCGCATAGACTCGGCAGCGCGATACATAGGCATTGTTGCTTCTGTACCAATTGATAGTGTACTGACATTAGCACCAACTGAATCATGGTCCGTGTAATACCAATATCCAGGGTTTATTGCTCTATTAGGTGGATGTTTTGAAGGGTAAGTTCCTATTCCATATCCAAACTCGGCAGCTTTGGGATGCTCGGCACATGTGTTGTAAGCAATACCAGCTCCAAACTCTACAAAAAGAACATCGGAGCCAATCAAGCATATTGATGCATTGATTATTTCACCCGATGAATCAATATCATATGTTACATCAGGTAATTTGCTATCCCCTTGTGTGCCTGCAACACATATGCCCGCTATAGAAACACCACCTTGTATAAGTGTTTCGACAAACTGTTCAAATTTGTTATTAATCTCTTCCCTGTAATCCTCTAACTCAGCTATTGCCTTATCTATCGAATTTGCGTCAATATCCGTTTTAATAACCTTCACTAATCATCAACTCGCTTTTTGAGGAAAAACCTCTCTTCATTAAGTGACGTTTTAATTGCCACGACTCTGTAATCAGCTGTCTCTTCCTTTGCTCTGCCATAGTCATCAACCTCAGGTTTTGACTTATGCCATATAATTGTTCGTTCATCAAAAGGTAAAACACCTTTGTTCGCGCTGATAACAGCATTGTAATTACTTGTATCTAACCCATATTCCGCTAATACAGTATTCCCATTATCAAAACTAATGTTTGCATAAAAAATAGTAGGTGCGTCGTAGTAAGTTACTGTTTCTGATTCCACAGGTATTTCTACTCCGTCAACTACTGTTACTAATGGTTGTCCGTTTTCATCATACGAATATATGGGTTCTGTTGGATCTGGATAATTAGGATTGTGTGACACAATAATGTCACCTTCATGATTTACAAGTTTGTTTCCGTCAGAATCATATATTGTGTTGTCCTGATAATTGGAATACCACATTTTCTGTTTGTTCTGATTTAACTGTCTCATTATTCAACCTCTGGCAATCCTGTTACTATTGATGTAAGGATAGACAGGATTCCAGCCAAAAGGCTTGCACTAAGCACAACAGGCCAATTTACATCGGACATAACTGCTGATGTTCCGATAGTTGCAATAGCCGTTTGACAAACCGTTCTTAATGCTCTTATTCCGGCTTTTTTGAGGAAGTCTTTGTTAATTTCCATGTTCGCTGCCCTCCTTATTCATTATTCCGTCCAACCGTTTATGTGCTGATTTTGTTGACTGCTCAACAATAGTGACACGCCTATCAATCGCATCAACCTTTTTATTTATATTAGATATATCGCCTTTGATAGCTTTAACATCTGACGATATAGAATCTAACTTAACCATGATGGTTGCATCGCGTGTTGCTCTTTCTTCTATGTCTTTCACATCGTTCCGGCGACTGTTCTTTAAACCAAAAAAAATAGCAAAAGCAGCCGCAACGCCAGATATGAGAATTGACAACTCAATCGACATCTTGCTACCTCGCTTTTCTAAAAAATGCTTACAACCCACCACCAAGTTAAAGTAAGCACCCATCTATTTAAGCATCACGAAGGCACAACGCTCAAATAGGCACAACTACTTATATAGAACTCGCAAAACTATCAATACCAAAAAAACATTCGCGCCTTGATTTCCATGTACGGTTAGTTCCGTTCTCGTTATGGGTTACTTCCCCTGACGCTCCGTTTTGAAGGTAATCATATAGTGTCAAGTCCTTAATATTGTCGTAGTAATCGTCAAGATAATCACGTTCCATTTCCTCTGTATAACTCTCAGGAAAATTGATAACTCGCTTGATTGCCTTGATTGCGCTATTGAGCTTGGAGATAAGTTTCTTATACTCGGTATCCTCCGTGTTGTTTCTAATATCCAAGTCTAAACATAACTCAGCTATGAGTTCTGCCATTTTATCTTCATTCATGCTCAGTACCTCTATTTCTTTGAGGTTTTCTTAGGTTTTGCCTTTGGCTTTACTGTTTCAGCTTTTGGTTCTTCCTTAACCTCTTCTTTGGGTGTATTATTACCAACCGGTACTTCAGCACCGGCTGGATATACAACACCGTCATGTTTTACTCGATACTTAAATTTCATAAAAATAACACCCCCTTAAGCGGATGGTGTTTCTGTAGCAACCTTTACAACATATGTTTCATCAATTCTGTCATAAGATGGAAGAACGATTTCTGAAGCAAATGTTTCAAACTTGTATGGTGGTCCATAAGTAGGTTTTGTAGCAATTGAAATTCCCTTGCCATAAACAGCAACGTCTACATCTGCAACCTGTCTTGCTGAACGCATCTCAGGAGTAACACCAAACATAGTCTTTCCAAGAGCGCCATCAGGAATAATGGTAATCTGATTGTCTGGATAGAACTTCTCAGGATTTCCACTTGCATTCTGATATGTCTTATCATAGATAATAACATCAAGATCTGTAGCTTCTCTGATTGCTGTCTTAACAGCAGCTTTTGTCTTATAGATTGTTCCGGCAGCATTTGTAGTAAGCATTACTGACTCAATCTGCTTTGCCTTCATAAGATACTTCCATGTTGTACTATTCATAAGAATATATCTTGGAAGGAAACCTCTATCTATAAGTGCCTGCTTTGCAGTATTAATATCATCAAGTGGTTTAGAATTTGTTGCATCTGTCCACTCAGATGTTCCTGAAAGTGCTGTGTAGTTATTTCCAACATATGTATTATCTGGATCATAGTCATATGTATAATCTACGCCATTAGCACTAATTGTGATACCTGGTGTTCCGTTTGGCGCTGCAAGAAGCTGCATACGCATTACTTCAGGAACAACTTCTGCACTCTCAACAAGTGTATTTGTATCATCATAAATGTTCTTAAGAACCTGTCTGAGATATGGATCTGTCTCTTTCTCAATTCTTTCAAGATCAAGCATATCTCTCTCTGTAATCTGCATACCTTCACGGAAGAAAGGCATTTCAGTATTAAGTTTTGAGAATCCCTTACGTCCTCTAAGAATAGGAATTGCATCAAAGTTTGATGGTGCAAGTATAGGTGAAAGTCCTTTATATGTCTTGATATACTTCAGTTCAATACCTTCCTGAGAATCTTCAGGGAAGAAACCTTTACCAAGATAAGGTATTTTGTTACTTGCAGCTTCTTGTGCAATAAGTGCAATACTATTAGCATTTACTACGCTTTCAACTAACATATCTTTTTACCTCCTTAATTACTCGAAAACAATCATTGGCAGTGCAGCCTTAACAGCATCGTCGTAAGAGATTCCAGAGTGTGACTCTGCAACAGCTGTGTTAAGGTATGCCTTTTTGAGTATTGTTCCCTGTGGTCTGTTTTCAAGTACATCAAAAAGAAGTATTCCGATAGCACTTGAAGAATTAGCAGCAACACCGGCTGCTGATATAGGTGTTCCAGCCTTAACAACTTTTCTACCTGTGTCAGTATCAGTTGTCACAACACTTGTAAAATCAAGTGTAATAGGAATACCTTCAAATGGTGGGCGCTTAAGTATAAGTACATCTTCGCCATATGTCTTTGATTCAAAGTTCATATTTGACATATCTTTATCCTCCTACATATAATTTGCCAAAATATTAGCTTGCTCTGTTGTTTTTAGGTCTCCAATCAGACTTGACGCTAATTTTGAAGCGTCATCCAGTTCTTTACTGCCGGTATCACCCTTACTACCACTTGGATCAGGTGTAGCATCCATTCTTTCTTTGTCATAATTGGCAATAATACTTGTTTTCATTTCTCCAAGTACCGAAGCAATATCTCCACCCTCGCCCATGGTTTTGATAAACTTGTCTGCATCTTCATCAGAAAAACCTTTTTCCTTAAGACTATTTTTAAGCTGCATATTCTTAATGGTTTTCTGAGCATCTTCATTTGCTTTGGTCAACTTATCAAGCTGTGCTTGCCAATCGTCCGGCGCTCCGGATTCTGCTTTCTTTCTCAGTTCTTCAAGTTCTTTCTGTGCCTCTTCTAATTCTTTAGAAGTGTCTTTAAAGTCCTTGTTCTTTTCTTTTTCCTGATTTAACTCTGCATGGTGCGATGCCAATATTGCATTGATTGCATCTTCTGTTGCAGTAGGGAAAATCTTTAGTACGTCCTGTCTTGTCATTTTTAACCTCTTTCTATCGCTACGATGTTTAACGTCATTTCGGTTGACGATGCGATTTCCTATTTCTCGGATAGGTCCGAATTTTTTGTATAATAAAACCACCTATCCAAATGGACGGTGGTATTATTGTTAGTAACACACAAGATGGCATCTGCATCCTGCTATTTCTTTCATTTCAGCGCCATGAACTGTATCACCTGGCATTAACATATATGATTCCCCGACTATAAATAGATCATTAATTGGTATATCAACTCCATGTACCATATCATGTGTTTCTCTAACCCTATCATCTGACATTGTCATCCAAACTTTTTTCGTTTTTCCTGCGTTTATCGCATCTTCTAATTCTTTAAAATTATATACAGTAGTTGATAACTCAATTCCAATTAGTAAGGCGCGTTCTTCCGAAGTCCAATATTCACTTTCAGGAACAACAATATCTAATTCCGGAACCCTTATTTTCTTCGGTTTATTCAGGGCATCTTCATAAGTAGCCGGTGGTTTATTATCTTCTTCCATTGACGCATCTTCTATTTCGTTTTCATACTTTTTGTAAGTCGAATCAACTATTTGCTTCGCTTTAATGTCAGCCCAATCATTTATATAAGCTATATCCTCAGTTCCTAAAGCATTCTCCGCAATAATAATTAATCGTTCTTTGGTAAAAGCAACACATTCTTCTTTTTCATACTGTTGTTCAGTAATCATATAGAACAGCAATAGCATTATTTCGCAATAATCAAGTGCTGCCTCTACACGCTTTTTCTTTTCTTCAACAGACACTTCCATTTTGTCAAACCATTTGGTCGCCATACTATTCAGTTGGTCGAAGTTCTGTAGCGCCATCGTTTACCTCTGCTTTTTCTTCCACAACATCAATGTTCTCTGTGGTATTTGACTTATTTACTATGCTATCAAAATGCTGCTCCATTCTATCTTTAGACTTCATAATTACATCCTGTGCATCTGAGAATAGATTAATAGTCTTAATAGCACTTGCATCATCAATACCAATTCCATGTAATATCTGAAGAACCTGGGCTTTAACCATCATATTTTCTAACTTGCTTCTGTTAGGTCTTATATCTATATCAGATATAGTAAGCTGAAAACCTTCTTTTACTCGCAATTTATTAAGAATAACTCTTAACATCATGCGTTCTGCTCTTTGGAATATTGGTATCCTTAATTCTGCTCTTTTTTCTTCTGCATAATATCCATTTCTCAAAGCAACAGCCTGTCCGGTATCTCCACCGGATGCCTCTTGTCTGCTTGGCATACCCTGGATTGTTAGCAAACTGTTGTATAAATCATCCTTGCTTGTCTGAGTACCATCCTGTGACAATTCACTGTTCATCATTTTCGCATCCGCGCGTCTGTTGTCAGCAGTATCCTTTATGCTTAAAACACCCTCAACTCTTAGTTTTTGGAATGTTTCAGCATCAATTTTGGTATTTATGAACAAAATAAAAGCCTGAACAAACTGATCTATTGCATTCAATCTGTCAGACTGCATATTGTTTATAGCATCGGTAAGACCGATAGTGATTTCAATATCTGATAACCGGCGCTCGTTGTTTGGATATTCAATAACCGGTATCATATCGTTACCATTGTTTTCAGCGTAAATAATCTCGCCATTCTGTATTTTATAAAATCTTGTTGCAGTATATACGTTGTACAGTTCACCATCTTCATTGCGTCTTATCTGTACACTGAATGCCGGCGTATTGTCATCTGAATAATAAGCAACAAGTGTTTTTGTAGGATTTTCACAAGATATATAAAATGGTGCTTCATCAAACTGTTTAGGCATTTTATTTTCTTTGCCTATGAAATAATATGAAGTACCACATATAGAAGCCCATCTGCCACGTTCAATATCAAGTGCAGCCTTATCCTCAGATTTCATGTACTTGTTAAGTAAATCCATCTGTTTAGCTTTTATCGCATTTTCGGTATCAGCTAATACATACTGAATTGGTTCGCCATACAGATCCGCAACCTTGCTATCTACGATTTCAAGCGCATGGTTTTCAACTATTCTGTTGTTTATTTCTGGTCTGACCCTTTTACTTCTGTAAAGTATCGGCTGATCTCCGCGATAATACCTATCCAGATAACTAATGCAAGCTACATTAAACTTATGAAAAGCCAATGCTTTATTTAGTTCATCAACGATATTTGCATCAGTAATTTGTTCTACTTCTGTGTAAATCACAAGTCTGCCAAATCCATAATCCCCGACTGTAGCAGTAAATGGTCTTATATTTTTTTTATACATAAACGGATTACTCATTACCAAAACCTCGCTCCTGATGCAGCTCTAATCTCAGGATTCTTTACAACCTTCGTGGCCATACCCAAAGGATTAAACTTAATATATCGTTTACAATAACTACATTTAACTACTACTGCCGTAGTTGAATAACCATCATAGTTGTAAATCCTATTCGCACATTCAGGACAATATATTTCCTTGCTCATTATTACCTCGTTACACATAAAAAGCCCCGCATTCAGCAGGGCCTTATAAAAAGAGAAGTTAGTAGTATCAGATCTTTTTAGTCTTTTACCAAGTTTATCAAATCACAACTTTCAATGTATTGCAATGTTCAAAATGTTCGGTTTTGTTCAGAATGTACGCACTTTTCATTTTTCACCATAAATCACGCCAAATTTAGTATCAAATTCAAGTAATGCACGCCCATGAACCACATTTGCCTGAGTCCTTGACAGGTGCAAATTGTCACAGATAAAGCGCCAATCCTTATCAAGAACATATCTGAACAACAGCACAATATAATAGTCATTATTTATCTTGTCCATTTCCTCAATCTGATTTCTTATAACCATCATTTTGCTTTTGCATTCAGTAAGTCGTATTCCTAATGTGCCTTTTTCCTTTTCCAGAGTACATACCATTTCCCCTATTGGATCTTTCTTGGGGCTACTTTGCACTCTTTCATCAAAAGTAGGGCTTCTAAGACTAATCATTTCATTTTCTATGGATTTAATCTGTTCTACCATTGCTACATATCTTCGTTCCAAACGCTTATAAGACTGTAAATATTGTTTTGCTGTCATTTGCTATCTCTCCTAAAATCCTAATTCTGCTCTACTGAATACTTCAACATCAGCAAGTGCATTTAAGTCACCATATGCTTTAGCACATAACTGAGCAATTGAATCGCAAGCATCATCATGCTCATTTTTTCCTATGGTAACAAACATTGCCATTTCTTCTAACGCTCTTTCATATTGAGCGCTACGTTCATAATATGTTATGCCTTCTTCAAGCATTCTATCCTTATCATGTTTAGTTCCATCCAGGAATACTATGAGAGTTTTTATCTTGCCCTCATACCCCTTTATCTTATCTTCCTTTGAAATGTTATTAGGGGCAGGCTTTGTATTGCAGCTACAAGTGTATTTTCGCTTTTCCAATTCCTCTTGTACTTGTTGAGCATACAACAAACCACCATTATTTTTTTCAAATGTTATTTCCTTAATGCCGTATTTAATCAGCATATCTGCAACGCCTGGAACTGTTATACTTACTCCACTACTGTTAAAATACCAATCAACTATATATATCCAGTCTGTATCTTCATCTCTCAGTCCTATTGGCATTGATACACTATCTCCACCACCAAATGCCACATCACAAACGGTTATAAATGTGAATTTGTGGTCAATCGGCAAGATACCGTTAAAAAATCTCAACTGATCTGTAGGGAACAACAAACCTTCACGAACATAAGGTGCCTGCTGATACTTCGCCATCCACTCTGCTTCATTTCCGGCTTTGATAAGTCTGTCTCTCATTTCAAGATAATATTCAGTTGAAAAACCTTTAACCTCATAATCAAAGTTACTTTCGTTATTTTCATTCAACGCAGGAATTTTCCGAAATACATATCTGTCATCACCTTGGTACATTTCTTCCAATCTTTTTATCGGATCAAGAACGTTCCATAATGTTCCAATCATTATTTCTTTGGCGCCATCGTTTTTACGGTCAACCATTTTGTTAAGGTATTCGGAAAATGTATCATTCATTCTTTTAGGACTAAGTGAGTGTGTCCTATCTCTAACAAGGTCATCTACAAATAAATATCCATCTGAACTAATATCAACCGCTCCGGTCCATGTTCCATCTATTCCGCGAAATGTAAATGTAGGAAAATCACCCTTAGATACAAAGGATATTGTCATTTTCTCAGCAGACTTATCCTCGATAAACTTTTTGTCCGGCTGAAAAAACGCATATAATTCTTCAAAACAATACTCAGGTGTTGTTAACAGGTCTAACATTTCTTTATAAAAATGGTCAGCAAGCATTCCTGAATGTGTTCCCATCGCATTATGAGATGTCGGATGTCTAAGGCCTATCCATCCACCAAAAAAAATCATAATCGTTGATTTACCTGTTCTTGCAGGCAGCGACTCTGTTAACATTTTTTGATTTTTGCTATCTTCAAGTGCTTGCAAGTCATCAACAACTACTTTTAAGGTTTTCGCTCTTGGCAAATAAAACTGTTTTTCATATGGTCGCTTATGCTCCATGTAGATTATAAATGACTCAAAAAACCAAAACGATTCCAGCTTTAATGTTTCCCAATAAAGCGAACGCCACTGTTTCGCAGTCTTTTTCTGCTTGTCAACTTGTCTCAATGCGGTTTCTTTTATATAGTCAGAATATCTTTTGTATTCTTCCTTATGCTCCGCATCACCCAAAAATCCATGCTGACATATAGCTTGCAAATCCAGAAAATCTTCAATATCGGCCTCTTCTTTGGAGCGAATAGACTCTATCACTTGTTTGTAGGCTCGCTTACAATCTTCTCTCAAAACAAAAAATGCCTCCTATACAAAAATAAGAAGCACCATTTTGCTTGTTACATATTCACCATCACGAATACACCGAAAATCTATGATTTTATCTTACTAATATTGTTTTTCTCACTTTTGATACGCTGATTCCATTTGCTGTCTTACGGATTTCAACATCCTTGCCATCCATTAACGCTTTTGCGATTATCGGAGCATTATTAGTTACCATTTTTATCAGCGATTCTTCCTGTGACGTTTTAAACGTCATCTTAACAACATTATCACTCAATTCTCATTCTCCTTGTTAATACAAAAGACTGCAAGAGCAATTTCTATACAGTCCTTCCTTGATTCTTCACTTAAACATACTCCATTATCAAAATTGACACAGTTTTCGTACTGACACTTATTATCAGCTGTGTCTATTCTTATGTTTAGCTTCATATTTCCTCTTAGTCTTTAAATGTGTCTCGATAAAATAAAATTCATTGCCTTTTGCTTTCGACACCTCATGGTAGTATTCATCATGCTGTTTCTGAAACTCAGCATACGCTTCACATTCTCCATGACATCCAGGATGACGTTTTTCACAATCCTTACAAGGTGCTTTTGGTCGCATAGGCATTTCTCCTTCTTGAGAGGTCGCCGGTGTTTTACTTCCACCGGCACGAAGGAACTTTGGGGTAAACATAAACACCAAAATGGCAATAGCCTGACGGAGTTTTTGACGCTCCTTTAATCAGCCCTTCCGGCTATCAGGCTCTTAGAAAGGAAAAATAAAAATATTTATGAAAAACTACTATGTCAATTCTCGCCTAACTACTGTCTTGCATTTAACGCAGACATAAACTATATATGTAATCTCGCCCTTTGACCTACAAATGCATCTCTGTTCTCTGCATTTACAGTTAGGACATTCATTATCTCGCACTATCTTTTGTTCTTCCAAATTTACCAACCCCTACACCTAACCTACCTATACCACGCCCAGAATATCGTCTGGTACGAATACAAAACATTCATAATGGCTTAAGGTCGCCAACCACACATATCACCATCATTGTCACATACTGTAAACTTCGTCTTTCAAAACCCTGTACACTGGAATTTACTTAACAAGGCAAGTGGCGAACATTTGTTCTCTCTGCCTTAACACACCACATTCTCGCACGATTAAACTCAAATGCAGTAGTGTCATAATCTTACATACGATCCCACAAACGGTTAGACCATAGCCCTTCGTGATTAGTATGTAGCCCCATTCTTGGTCTTGAGGCGGTAGCTTACCTCACGTTGCTATGGTGGGAGTCGAACCCACATCTTCACCCTTAAAGGCTATCATTTCCATTTATGATACATAGCACACCAGAAAAAATATTATTTCAAGGAGATCACTAAAATGTCATAACCCTTCCATGACTCTGTTAGTTATTTGCCAACATGATTGCTGTTAGAGTCACATGGGTTTTATAAAAATCCTGTGTGCTGCTCCATAGAGGTCTTATCAGCAATTTTCCTCTGCGCTTTCGGAGTGCGATTTATCGCCACAGGGATTTTTTGATTTTTTAAAATTTTGATTTTCTATAGTTTCCACAACTTGTTGATAAAGCTCATCATCCTTCAAACAGTTCAGCCCATCACTTGTTGGAAAACCCTCCTTCGTTCCCGTCTTAGGTCGCCAATGCATTCCACACTCATACTTTTCACGCTTGTTGCGAAATGGCCATTTACAGTCGTCACAGTATTCATACATCCCTTCTGGTATAGGCCATTCTTCAACTTCTATCTCAGTTCCATCAATCACCAACTTCATTATAGTACCACCCCTATTTGCCTTATATTATTTATTCCATAGGGTTATGGGGATTCCTAAGGGGAGAAGGGATTTTTTCGTTTTTCGGAACTTGGGGGGCTCCCCCCGCCGATTATGTCCTGCCCTGTCAAGGGGTCCCCCGCCCGGCGTTTTTCCTGTCCCAGATGATCCAGCCGCCGCCGCTAATCCAGGGACCAACGCAACCGGCCGCATTTTTATGCATTTTGCACAATGTATATTAACCATGGTTGCTATACACAAACCCCGCTAATTGTCTAGTTTATCGAGTTTTAGCTTGTCGGTTCGTTCGGATGGTAAATAATAAACCGTGTTATTTGTGATTTGCTGCGCCTGATTTTTGCCCCATTCTAGCCCGGTTTCGGGATCATTGTTAGCAACTGCTAACGCTCCAACCGGCGTATCATTTAATAATTGAACTTGTTCTAACTTGTGATATTCTCTAATATTTTTAACGATTGCAGAGCGCGCGGGGTTTGATTCTGTATTACGTTCCCACTCTGCCAACGTCTGCCAGTGAATACCAGTTAACAAGCTAAATTGATAAATCCCCATAGATTTATTAAACATCATAGCCAATTCTATAAAAGTATTAGCAATAACAGATAATAACTCAACGTCGTTATAATCAATTATAGAACGCTGATTATTTATCATTTTATGATCAGGTTTAAATAATCTTTTATAACACGAAATCATACAAGCACTGTATAAATTGTGCGGTATAGTTCTAACCTGGTTAACGTCGTAAATATTTATATTATACTTGTTAAAGAACGATATAACACAATTGTTTATTTGGTCCGCTATAGTGTTTATATCTATAGCGCTATCATGTCTAACTACTACGGGCATATAATACCACCTCGTTATTTTATAGCCCTATAATATATTATATTCATATAGCCCGCTTGGACTATGTAAAGCCGTTAATTCAGCACAATATAATTATATAAACGCGTAAACCGCGCCGGGCGTTTCGTTGCTTTATGCATAGCACAAAATGGAATTAAAAAAAAGCGGTTTAAATACATCTTATCTATAAGATGTGAGAAAACAAACAAGCGTTATCTATAATTCGTGTGCAGCTGCCGTTATTCCTGATCTGATCCCGGGCACAAAAAAAGACCTGCGACACGTCGCCGCAAGTCCGGTTTTTTTCCTGCTATTATTCAGTTTTTTTTATTCCTTTTTTTCCTCCGGGATAAATTCTAATATTTGCCCCGGTTGCTTTTTTAGAATGCTGCAAATAACATTTAGTGTTGTTGTTGTTATCGGTTTATTATTTCTTAGGCTTGTTAACGTTGCCTCAGATAAAATTTTTTCTTTTCTTATTTTTGTTGGTGTATAGCCTTTTTTCTTAAGCTCTTCTAATACATCAATTTTATAAATGATCATATTATACCCCCTCTACATTTTTATTTAGTGCTAATAATAGCACTTTTTTTAGTGTTTTGCAATGAATTTAAAAAAGTACAATTCCATTCTTACAAATTGCACGTTTTTTAGTGCGTTTTGCACAATAAAATTGCACGCTTTTTAGTGGTTTTTACATATTGTTTTACACGCTTTTTAGTGCTATTATTGTATACAACAAAGACATAGTAAACAGCAACCGCTGGACATAAAGGGCGCGGGCAGTCCGGCACTACGGCGGGGACCTGAAAAAAATCAATTTGGAGGGCGTAAAATATGAGTGAATATATCATGAAAAAAGAAGACCGGGCGCAATTTAATAAAAGCGGCAACATAAAGCTTGGCAATACTTGGAATTTTTCGACCGTATACGGCAACGACATAAAAAGCATAAATTTTAACGGCGTACAAATCCAGGCGGCCGGAACTTGTGGGAACAATTGCAAGGGGTGCAAAAATGACTGTTACGTTAAAAAAAGTTATAGATATCCTAGTGTTGTTTATTCACACATTAGAAATACTATAGCAATAAGAAGCAACCCGGCGGCAGCTTTTAACGACTTAGAAACCGCTATAGAAAAGGCTAGAACAAAGCCGGATATAATAAGAATAAACCAAAGCGGCGAATTAGAAAACGAAACAATGCTAAACGGTTGGTGTAAAATGGCTGCAAAATATCCAAAAATTAAATTTTGGCTTTATACAAAGGCGTACAATTTAATTATACCGGCTTTATTAGCTGGCAAGGTTCCGGCAAATATGACTGTTTTAATAAGTATATGGCATGAATTCGGGGCGGATGAGTACAACAAAGTTAAACACTTAAACAATGTAAAGGCCTTTGTATATGATGACAATTATAACTATAAAGCCGCCGGGATTGAAATACAGACATATTGCAAGGCGTACACAATGCAAGGCGGCAAAATGAAACTAAATCATAATATTACTTGTGATAAATGCAAGAAATGTTTTAACAGGGCGGCCGGATGTAAAGTTATCGGATCATTGCCACACTAACAAAATAAAAGGG